GGTGACCGGTGCCATAATGCCGTCTGTAAATCCGGCCACCTATACATACATATATACTACTTATATATACATATATAGATAGTAGGATATACTTAGTTCTTTAATTATGGAGGTAATTGTTGAGAGGGTTAGCGGGGGTTGGCAAGATTTTTGGGGCTTAACCCTACATTTATAATTTTTAAAATTTTAAAATTTACAGACCTGCAGATTTTCTAACGTCCTTAACATATGCATCAAACGGATCTTCCACGAGAATAACTTCTTCAAGATATTCATTGGGATGTTGATAGTACCGGGATCTACCATAACAAGACCCACAAGCGTTTAGCAGATAGCCGAATTCTTTCTCTCCTAAATATGTGATTGTGCCCGTACACCCACATCGTGTGGCTGCGGTAGTTATAACATCGCCGATTTCGAACATCGGACTAGTTCCTTTCTTTTCGGGATACCCTTAGTTTAGCACGAATTTTGGGTTCTGTCAATCTTCAGGGTCCCACAAATCGCGGCCAAAATCGGCACGAACAAATTTAATGAACGTTTCAAACTCGTCTTCTGGGCCGTGAGGATAGGTGAGCGCTTCGTACAAGGTCCATGAATCGATCATACCCATTCTATACATCTGCAAAACAGTAAGTGGGCTTAGTCCTCTGGGTCCCATAGCTCTCTCCCATATTCTGCCCTTGCGTATTTTACAAACTCGTCAAATTCATCAGGCTCTTCCTATACACTTGCCGCTTCATAGCAAAGCTGTAGATAGTCATAGCTCATCGGCCGATCTATCAGGATCTTGTATGCGTCCTCCATTCTCCCTCCTAACTTCTTTGACCCATCTATAAAACGGATCTTCAGCGAAATCTTGCAGCATTTGTATAGCCGTATCCAAGCGTTGTTTTGTAAGCTCCGCAAGTCCTGTATTGTGTATGAAGAGTAAATCTGTGCGATCTATAACTATGGTCGTATAATACCACTCATTGTTATAGGTTTGGCCGTATAAACTTGCTACAATCTGAGTAGATGCTTGCTCGGGTTTAAAGCCGCTAAAGTACGTGTGCTCAAACGTAAGACCTTTAGCATTGTTCTTTATGTATTGATGGCTGATAGTGGTTAGAGTGTCCAGACTTTGATCTATTTTCATATTTATGCTTATACTTTACAAAACTGAATGCCTAGAAAGAAAAAGAGTACGACTGCGCTATCTCCACAGCACGAAGATCCGCTTTGGCAGACACTTGATTCCAAAATTGGTGGCCGGACTGGCATGCTTGAGTTGGCTCTGACTTCGGCGAATCCTAAAGCTGCTATTTTAGCAGAATTGTGCCTTGACCGGGCGTTTAGTCGCTCTGGAACCAAGGACTTGGCGCGAAAAGCAGGCATGACGGCGGATGAAGTCGTGGACATGTATCGCAATAAGAAGTGGCTGGAGGCAACGCTCGCGCTGCATGACAAGCTGCCCGATATTCTAAGTGGAGCGGCTCAGGATGCGGCGCCTCGAATGGCCCCCTGTGAGGAATGCAAGGGCACGACCAAGGATGAGAAAGGAAACGATTGCTGGGTTTGCGGCGGATGGGGTGAGGTGCGCAAATCTGGCGACAAAGATAAGCTTAATTTTGTGGGAGAAGCCGCTGGTATCATCAAACGCGGCGGACCGGCTGTGCAGATCAACAACAATCAACTAAACGTTAGCCAAAGCGGCTCTGAATCTTTCGAAGCTTTAATGCGACGAGCGACGATCTCCGCTAAGCGGCAGATTGAGGAGCCAAAAGATGTAAAGGAAGCGGAGATTATCAGTGAGACGAAGACCGAGTGATATACTTGCCGGAGTAGAGAGCCAGCTTATGCGTATAGCGGATACGTTGGACATTCTGGCTGAAATTTCTAATCCTCTTCGGCCGCTTGAACAGGCTTTGCCCGAAGACGAGAAAACGATTCGTGCATTCTATACGGATGAGCATCAGCAACTAATCAATGAGCATCTGCGTAGAATGGGTAAGGAGCCTAAAAATCTATAGTGATAAGATAGTCGACCGATCTATAGCGAGCTTACAGGATACACTTGGTGTTAAGCTAACTCGCTATGACGATTCTATGGTTGATGATATGACTGACCATCTTCAGAAGCTCGTTAAAGCTTATGATAAAGATGGTATGCCGACCGAGTGGATTCGCCAACCGACTAAGCAGGAATGGGATTACGTCAATAACGAACGGTTGATGTGTAAAGTAGACTATAACTACTTTTCTAATCGTTATTGCCGGATTCAGATTGTTGATCCAGAAGGTGCGCCGGTTTCCGTAGACAGATTCGGTAAATATGGATTGATGCGTACCCAGCAAGCTCTGCTTACTCAAATCGCCAAAGAAGAAGAGCGGCTATACGATGCCTACGACCGGAAGCAATCTATTTTCGGTATCTTGTTCTTTGTACATAAGGCACGGCAGACCGGATTTACCGCTCTTGTGCGTATGATGGAGAAACAGCGCACCCTTTTTTGGCCGGATACAGTATCCCTTGCTGCCTCAGAGAATCTTGAAATGGTGCATGAGCTGTATCGCCGCGATAAGACCATCTACGACAATATGCCGTGGTTCTTGAAGCCTCGGGTACAGTATGACACCAAAGACGAGCAGCTTGGATTCGATGGGCTTAACTCCATTACGCTCTTCCATCAGGGAAATCAGAAGGGCGGATTGGGAACGGGTAAGACAATCTCGGTAGCCCATCTTACCGAGTGTGCGTTGTGGGATCGTAGTGCGGCAAATCATTATGATAATACCCGCAAGATTTTAGACGATCTATATCCCGCTATCCCCAAGTCGCTGAATACCCTATATATCATGGAGTCGACAGCTATGGGTATAGGCGGCTTCTGGTATGATCAGGTAGAGTTGATTCGAAACGGTAATAGCCGATTCAAGCTTTTCTTTTGTCCGTGGTATGCTGCCGATGCGAAATATACACAGACTCCTCCTCCGGATTGGGAGCCTAGTGAATACGTCCAGCATGTAGCAGATGTTGTGCGGGACACGAGCTACGAATATCTTGGCTACAAGATGGAGCTTTCCCGCGAACAGATGTGTTGGTATGATCTAACTATGGCAGAGCATACAGGCCGTCTGTTTACTTTCTTCTCCAACTATCCAACGACCATCGAAGAGAGCTTTCAAAATAGCGGAGATTGTGCGTTTAGTCACGAGCTGCTGGCAGAGCTGGGCCGTAGCATTGGCCCCTTCCACGGCGCTTATGATATCACGATGGCTGCATGAGCATTCCATACCGTATAGTCGAGAGTAAACAATCCTTTGATCCTATTGAGGATACACAAGGTTGGCAGACTCTTACCTGCGATGAAGCTCGTGGTATCGTATGGATGTTCGAGCCTCCGGTTCATAACGCCACGTACATAATCTCGTGTGATCCAGCTCAAGGCATCAACGGCTGGGATAGGACAATCCCACAGGACGCTAAAACAGACAATTCCGCGATTGAAGTGTTCCGGATCGGTAAGCGCGAAGTCCGGGTATTCGACGAAAAAACTAAGACAGAAAAGATCGTTGTTAAGCCGACTGATTACCAAGTGGCCGAATATGCGGGCCCGGTAGATTATGAGGCAACAGCGGCAATATTAAACGCTCTTGGACGCCTCTACCGTGGAAACGGACGAATGGGCGTAAGTCATTGCATTATAGAGATTTATCCGGGTCCGGGGTGGATGGTTGAGAAGACTTTGATATCTAAGTACGGATATCTTAACTTCTATCAGCCGAAATTTGTAAACACAATCGCGCCTGTTCCGGCTGGTAAGGGAATCGGATGGACCGCCACACGTCAATCTGTGCGGGATTTGTGGATCATGGGAACACGCCATTTGAATAACTTCAATGTCGTAATCCGCTCGCCGTGGTTGCTGAGCGAAATGAAGACAACCGATCCCATAAAGTTTCAGGAATATAGATCGGAGGCACAGAGCGGATTCAAGGACGATAGGCTGCGTGCTGCTATGTTAAATTGGTGGGCAGCACATGACATCAGCTCACAGATCAAAGTAGAAACAGAAACAACTATCGAGAAAAACGTAAAGCAGGTAAATTGGCAAGCTTCGGATCTTAGCCAAAGCTCGCTCAAGGACGAGTGGGAGCGTAGATTCGAAGAGATAGGACGGATGTGAGTACATATCTGGACGACAAAGTAGTTCTTGTTACTGGCGGCACCGGGTCTTTTGGTAAGGCATTTACGGACCACGTTCTAAAGACTTCGGCAGTCAAGAAGTTGATCATTCTGAGCCGTGATGAACTTAAGCAATATGAAATGCAGCAGACGTTTTCTGACGATCGTCTTCGTTACTTTCTTGGTGATGTGCGGGATAAGAGCAGGTTATATCGAGCTTTCGACGGGGTTGACGTTGTTGTACATGCTGCGGCCTTGAAGCAGATCCAAGCAGGAGAGTATAATCCGTCAGAGTTCGTGAAAACTAATATTACTGGGACGGAGAATGTTCTTTCTTCTGCCATTGATAGAGGTGTTTCCCAAGTAGTTGTACTGTCTTCAGATAAAGCCTCCGCTCCTATATCAGCTTATGGCGCTTCCAAAGCTATGGCAGAGCATTTGACAACTTCCTACCAGAGTTATAGTTCTACTACAAAATTTGCAGTAACAAGATACGGCAACGTGGCGGGTAGTCGAGGGTCCGTGATCCCTGTTTGGAAATCCCTAGTGCAAGTACAAAAAACCTTGCCCATCACAGATATTCGAATGACTAGGTTCTTTTTTGAAATGTCTGAAGCAATAAAGCTTGTTCTATGGGCATTAGAAAATATGCATGGCGGGGAGCTAATTGTCCCAAAGATTCCCAGTTTTTTTATAACTGATTTATGCAAGGCTTTAGAAGCACCATACCAAGTTGTTGGTATCCGAGGGGTAGAAAAGCTTGCCGAATCAATGATTTCTGTGGAGGAAGGCCCCTATTTTAGCGATATTGGAACTGCATTCATTAGGTATAGAAGTGCCATTGCTAACACTCTGCCGTATGGGTTTTGCTATCAATCAGATACGAATACCCAGTGGCTAACTATTGAAGATTTGAAGCGGATTCTTCATACTCATGGATAGAAAAGAGTACATGAAACTTTGGCGACAGACACCAAAGGCAAAGGAATCAAATAGGAAGAAGAGTGCTCGCTATCGCAAAAGCCATCCCGATAAAGTTCGCGAGATCGAGAAGCGAAGGTATCCAAAGCGTAAAAACCAGATTTTGCAACACAACGAACATAGAAGAGCCAGATTATTTTGTGCTGAAGGTGGCCATACTACTGAGGAGTGGTTACGTATTTGTGCCTTGTGCGAAGGACGCTGTCTGTATTGTAATAATTCTTGTGATAAATTCGCAAAAGATCATGTGATCCCCCTTTCCAAAGGTGGGTCGAATTACATAGAAAATATCGTCCCTGTATGCAAATCATGTAATTCGTCTAAAGGTAGTAAGTCCCCGGAGGAATTTGCGCTATGGCTATTGCGTAAAAGAGGTGATACTTTGACAAATAGACCAATTTAATATTACCTTACGCTATAGCTCAATGGGTGTGATCGGGAGGGTGTGGATTGGGCCGATATCCAGCGAATAAACCGGAGCCCGGCAATGAGGCTCCTGCATTAAACGAGGGCGAAGTCCCGCAGATCATAAAACTGGCTGTTCCGCCGGACCTTTACGCCGAGTACGAGGAACTAGCTCAGAAGCAGGGACTTACCGTAGCTGAGTTGATGATTCATCGACTCCAGCGCTGCAAAGATCACATCTCCGTTCGCCCCCTCTACTTCACAGACGCTCAGCGCACCCGCCTTGAAGCGCTAATCGGTAAACGGCCGCTCGATACTACTGAGCTGGCGCTGTCTGCCGTTTCTGCCGCCTTTAAAGTCCGTATTGATCAGTTCGACCCGATCTCCCTCACTGTGAATCAGGTTAGGCGGATTCATATGGGCGCGATCGGCGGACAAACGCCGCAGGATAAGCTTGAATTTATCATAACGCGGGCTGTGAGTAAGGAAACCGGCATCTAATGGACAACTTCGTTCGGACACGCAAAAAGAACGGTAAGCCAGTTATATACATTCATCCTATTACTGGCGATTATAAAGTGCCTATGGAGCCGGATGCTGCAATGCCACTCCGCTATAAGATGCAGGGGTACGAGCGGCGCGAATTTAATTCTTACTTCGAGCATAACGCATGGTGTCGTAGTAAAGGACTCGTCAATCATTACGCCGAAGGTGTTCGCAATGATGATGACGTTGCACATAGTGGCAATAAGGACAGTCTAGGAAAATGAATCCTAGAGGAAGCATGGACCATTACAGGCGGGAACCGTGGTACACGCACTACGTTCTAGATCAGTTAGTAAAACATGAGATTAGCCAAAGCTATGCGGCTGAGTGTTTAGGACTTCCTCACTTTCCGGAGGGGGAGCGAGAAGAACTTCTTGCCGCTCTGGCGGTTGCTAACAAAGTTGCACATGTTCTTATCCGAGAAGATATTAGACCCCGCATTATAAGAAGTAAGCCCGTAATCTTTAGAAAAGAGTATTGGTGGAGCAAGCTATTCAGAAAGGAAGTTTCATGATCACTTGGGATCGAGCTAGAGGTAAACAGATTGAAAAGACAGTAGCAAAGCTGCTGGAAAGTGGCGCGTGGAAAGCAACGATGTTTCTCAGCCCTATAGAGATTGTTCGTGCTACACGGCGCCGGTATCATAAGGGTAAGGTCTTTGGAAGTGCCACTGAAGTTCTGGTGACGATTGGACGGCCTAATTATAAAGAGCGCGAATTCGTAGCTCTGTGTAAGAAGGCTAAAGAACTTTTCCCTATCAAAGATGTTCAGCTTAAATTTGTGCCGGAGAAGCGCTAATCTAAATGGCAGTTCCTAAGGTTGGGTTTAGTAGATCGATCATACGGTATGGGCTTGAAAAGGCTCAGCAAGGGGATCATCTTCTCCAGCAAACGCCGGGTTATGACCTTATTCAGCCTTGCCTAGATCAAATCCTTTCCCGTAAACAGAGCGCGATTCTTCGTGGGCTTGATCGTCCTAGTGAACTTGCTACTACGACATCCAATCGCATGGGCAAAGTTCTGCGGGAGTACGTTGCGGCACAGACGGACATCAAACCTTTCTGGGAAATCAAAACGTACAATCACAAGTTCGACCAACAGGCCGAAGTTTGTGGCAAGCTCTCTACATGGTGGTATACCAATAGCCATGCCGATCAGCGCGGACTAGCAACGGCGCTTCGCTGGGCCTCCGTTGCCGGAACCGGCTATATTCACCTGCATTGGGACCCGAGAGCCGGGGAAGACGGCGATATTCGAGCCGATGCTGTTGATCCACGCGATGTGCTCCCAATTGGCCCACTTCCGCCGTGGGATACTGTTCAAGAGTGGGATGGCGTGATCATCAGGGAGCGGAAGACTGTCGAATATATCCGTGATTTGACGACAGATGATGGTCTTAAAGATTTGATCGTACAGGATCGCGGTGCGGATGAAGGCGGTCCGCTTGAATCAACTCGTGCTGGGCGGTTGCTGGCCGAGATTAATGCTCAGGCTCGGTCTCCGCTTGCTGATGTCCTCTTTTCGGATCAGCCTAAGTCCGACATTGGCAAACAACCGCAATGCGATCTCTTTACAATGTATATTAAAGATCGTACGAAGAATGAGCTGGGCAAGTCTGTAGAAATGGGCCAGTTTATGGATGATCCTACATGGGTCAATCCGGGCGGTGTTACGGGCATGTTTGCCAAACCGCCGCGAATTCCGGCTAATAGCTGGTCATATCTTGTCGAACCGGATGAACCCCTTTATCCACGGCATAGGATGGTGGTATTCACCCGCTCAGTCGTTATATACGATGGGCCATCATTCTACTGGCACGGCAAATTCCCGGTCCTTAAGCTGACACCGGAACCGTGGCCTACGTCATTGCTTGGCCTCGCACCGGGCTGGGATCTGCTCTCTTTGCAGGCTTCGCTAGAGTGGAATCTGCGCGTGATCGACGATCATAATGCTCAGGTTGCACAGCCTACAGTGATTGGCGACGAAATGTCAGTTGGGTTGAACGCGCTTAAAGCGGTGAATACTCGCCGCGCTGGTTTGAAGGTCCTCCAGAATCCTATGGGGAAAGGTATTACGATCGAACCTCCTCCTCCGTTGGATGCCTCTATCACGAATCATATCGAATGGATCATGCGGGAAATGGACGATATTTCCGGCGTTGTAGATCTCAAGAATCTGAACAATCTCAATCAGATCCCTTCGACCGAGACGATCGATAAAATGATCGAATCGAAAGGCTATCTGCTTCAAGGGCGGTCCCGCGTTATAGAAGCATTTATGCGGGAATTCGCCGAGCAGATGATGTATAACTTTTCCCAGTTCTATAACCTCAAGAAGCGCTATACGATTCTTGGAACTGGCGGTGTAACCCCGGAAGATTTTGATTTTGATCCGGGCACGTTCATTCCGGATTATGTGCATGCGGATGATTTTGACCAATCCGGCAATTTGACTGCAACTGCGTATGCTCGTGGTCCTATGCCGAAGTACGATCGCGCAAAAGAAACGATCCGACAGCTTCATTTCTATATTGCGCCGGGTTCGTTGCTTGGAGGCGCCGATGTAACCCGTAAAATGATGTATCTCCAACTTTTCCGTATGGGGATCATGGATATTTGGAGTTTGTCCGAAGTCCTCGGCATTGCCAACATGGGCGTTCCCCCGGATGGCGCCAAGACGATCCCGGAGCGTATTCAGGCTCAAATGGCATTGGGTATTACTCCTCCACCTTCTCCAGTGAATCCTACAAACCCCGGTCCGGGTAGGAAGCCCACTGGTCAGGAAATGCCTCATATGGAAAAGGGCGGGGCTACGATGTCTGAATCTAAAGGCGGGAAGTAAGAAAGGATATTGAGTGGAATTTAGTTTATTAAATGGCAAGAAACCTAAGCATATCGCATTGGTGGGATTTGCGGAATCAACTCGCCATCTAGCACCATACAGCGATCCGGACGTCTGTATTATGGCCATGAACCAGCTTTACAGGCATATACCGCGTGCCAATGTATGGTGGGAAGTGCATAAGCGCGAAGAGTATCTTGCGGACCAAGTTCCGGGTACGGACTACCTCAAGTGGCTACAGGAATGCCCGATTCCGATCATGATGATCGATACGGCCCCTGATATCCCGAATTCTGTTCGTATGCCTATAGAAGACTGGTCAGCCGAATTTGGAGACTATTTCTATTCCACGATTTCCTACATGCTGGCATATGCTATTATGCAGCAGCCAGAAGAGATTAGTATTTGGGGTATTGATCTCGCCCATGATTCGGAATACGAATATCAGAAGCCATCTGCGGAGTATCTAATCGGCATAGCCCGAGGTCGAGGAATCAAAGTCACGATCCCACCAGAATCAGCTCTTGTTCGTGGGATGTACCGATATGGATATCAATCTATGCCGTCGAACGAGGATATTCAATGGTTGACGGTTTATAAAGACCGAGTATCTACAAAAGCAAACGAAGTTGTCGGCCAGCTCAATCAGACACAAGGTAAGCTTAATTTGGTTGAGGAGCTGAATATAGGCGGCAAGGTTTACGACGACCTTGATCAGCTTCGTCAGCAGCAGATTGGGCTTATGAACATGCTTCAGGGCCAACTTGCGGCTGCTGAAGAATTTCTTATGTGGGCACGTTCAAAGCGCCGGGGAAGTGCTCCTCCTGACCCTAACATGCCGAATCCGGATTTGACGGCAAAGGACACCTAATGCCCTCTTCACTTACTACATATCGTGTTGTCACCCTTTCGACTTCTACACCATACAATTTTGTCACAGGGACAACGGCCACTAATACAGGCGTTCCTCTCGCAGCGAATAAGGGCGTAGAAGTTACCTTTCAGAACCAATCCACGGGTGCTACTAACATTTACGTGGGTGGATCTGATCTAACTATTTCGGTTGGTGCGACCTCGACCACCGGCGTGGGTGGTATCGTAATTAGCCAGAATGGTGCTTATACCGTTGGAAAGCGTTCGAATGCCTCTGCCATCCAAATGCAGGACTGGTTCGTAATTAGCACCTCTAGCAATGCTATCTGTGTTGCACAACTGAGTAAGGCAGTTTAATGCGTAAGCTGCTACTTGTAATACTAATAGCTGTGCCGTTATACGGCCAAATTTGGTATCCAGTGAATTCTGGTGCTACTGTGCTTAAAGCGACGAACTCTGCACAGTTTAACAAAGTCAATAATACTTTGGCAGACGTCACCGGCATATCTATAACTCTAACGCCGGGAGTCTGGATTATACAAGCTCATATTCCGATAACTACCAACGGACTCACAGGGTACAAAGTCGGAATTGGTGGCACTGCTAGTAGAACAGCGACCAATTTAGAATTAGCCGCATTTGACTACAGCTTGCCGGGATTTGAAGCCGCAGCTATGTATAATGACCTCGTGGGTAACGTGATAACTGGCGCTACTACGCAAGGTTCCGTGAAAATTATAGGGTCTGTAACTATCTCCTCAGGCGGCACTTTAACGATAACCTTTGCTCAGAATGTAACAGACGCAGGTAACCCGGCATCTGTGCTTACAGGAGCAGTGCTTACTGGAACCCAGTAAAATTTTGATATGAAGAAACTATTTTTAATTCTACTCCTTCTTTGTTCGGTAAAAGTGGTAGCACGAGGACAGTTCTTCTCGTACGCACAGAAAGGTGGACAGTCTATATCTGTAGCCGGGTTTAGTTCTACTACGAAGGCACAACGCTCGTTTCCCGGAGCTACGGTATCAGTCTATACGACGGGTACGTCAAATCTGGCAACGCTCTACTCCGATTCTGCTGGTACTTCTAAGGCAAACCCCTTTACGGCTTCGACGGACGCATCCTTTACTTTCTTTGTAGATAATGGCACGTATGATATAACGTTCTCTGGGACGGGTATTACTACCGGTTGTGGTGGAGCGGGACAGCTTCCTTGCCTTTCTGCGTTTACGTGGTCTGGCATTGCTATCTCGACCGGCCAAGTTGGATTCCCTCTGTCCGGATTTGGTGCTCGCTGCGATGGAACCACAGACGATACAATCGCGATCACTGCTGCGTGGAACGCCGCAATCGCTGTCTGGCCTGCCGCTCGCTCATCTATCTCCGTTCCGGCTGGTGACTGCAAAGTTACTAACGCACTACCGACCTTTGTAGGCATCCCTGTTCGTGTCTATGGGGAAGGACAGGGAATTAGCGGATTCACGTGGGCGCCAACGAGCGGTACAAATCCCGCCTTAATGACATGGCAGCCGCTTTCCAATCAGAGCGCATTAAATTTTGTGGAAGCTGACCATTTCTATATCGATTCCGGCAGCTCGTATACCAAGACTGGGATTCGCTCTATCGGCACATCGTATGAATCCCACTTTCACGATTTACGCATTGAGCTATTCCATACTGGAGATACAGCTCACGAAATTCAAGGTTGGGATCAAACAGCTCTCACCAGCGTATTTTATGAAGCGACATACCCTATTTATATTAAGAAGCTTACGGCCGGAGCCAGTGTAGGAGCAGGATCGTTCGATCACTTCAACTTTCATAATGTATCCCTCTTTTCGTATGATGATACTCAGCCCCTCATAAGCTTTGAGAGTGGTATTACCTGTTCTAATTGGTCTGTGTCTGGCAATGCTATTTATGTTGGCGGGACGGATGCTATCAAATTCGTTTCTACCGGAGCCTTCAATAATAACTCCTTTCAAAACATTCGCTGGGAGAATGGCATTGTGCAGTCAGTTACTCCTGTTCTGCATGGCTACTTGCTGGATATTGAGCCCTCCGTATCAAGTGCAGAACTTACGGTAATTAACTGTTCTGGAAGTTCTCAAGGTGCTCAGGGCTTTAAATTCCGCAACATGCAGCGAATCAATATGATTGGCTCTAGTTTTGTTGGGTCATGGGCCAGTTCGTTTACTCAGTTTGATGCAGATAATACATGTGACAAGCTGGTGTTTAACAACTTTGCACTCGCGAATTCTGCGAATGCTGTTCGGACGATTGGATCTCAGCTCAAGCTTGTAAGCTCAAACCTCGAATCTACTACATCCGGTTGGTATTTTACGGCTGTGTGGGAAAAGCCGGATGCTAGCGCTGATCTCAATAATAACTACGTTAGTGGCCTGCCTCAGTCTAAAACGCTCGTTGTCTCTCTCGCCGCTGGGGCATCCCAAACAATCGCTAGTCCGGGGCATTTGGATGCGACAAGTGGAACGGCTTATAGTCTCTGCCGAATCTTTGTCTCTGCTGAACACGCTACTAAATCAGATGCTACGTTCGAGTATGGAACGTTTGCCACTGTTTATTATGGTATCGCCCTAGTCAGCGGAAGCGCAAATATTAGTGTAACGGATACCCCAGCGAAGTTGTGCGTTCTCTTTACCGGTGGGGCTAATGCGCTTACCATTAAGAATAATCTTGCAGTGCCCGTAAGAGTAAAGGTTCTCATAGATTAGCTATACTTTGACAGCGTGTATTCGTATATGCTATATACCGTTATAGAATATGCCAAGCAGCAAAAATCCAGCAATTGAGTCTGCATTTAGCGAAGTAAGCAGCAACCCACCTAAAGTGCTGTCCAGCACACTTAAGAAGTTCGGCCCAGACCGCATGAAGCGCCAAAGAGTCGCAATAGCGCTTTCGAAGGCACGCAGATCAGGGGCAAAGCTTCCCAATTCCAGAATAAACACCAAAGCCTACTAATAGGAGCTTTCACATGGCAGCGAAAATGGGTTCAGCGATTCTCAATAAAACTAAGGGCAATTTTGGTAGCACAAAGTCAGCCCTGAATAACAAATTGTTTCACGGCCCTCTCTCGAAGCGTCCTTCCAAATCCCGCTAATGCCTCCGCAGAATACTACAATCCAGTCTATTGGGGATAAAGATCCCGCTGATGGGGGCGATAAGAAGTCAGCATCCGGGCCAAAAGGCCCTCCGGCACAGTTTCCCAAACCACGTACGTCGTCTGCTGATGCTTCCCTATACTCTTCTGTAGGACAGAATGCGCAGCAGAATGGTCAGGCAGGATTAGGGGCTGAGGGCAGCTCGACTGCTATGACCGGTATGCAAGGACTGGCGCTTGTGCAGCGTGGGCTTCAGATGCTTAATCTGGCTTTCCCCGACAACCCCGGTCTATCCGCTATTCTGGCCGATCTAACCGGTAGATTGCAGAGCATTATCCCACAGCTTGTAGCCCAACAGTCTAACGGTATGGGCATGGGTTTGTTTCCACAGCCGCCCGCTCCTCTTCCGGGCGCTCCACCTATGGGTGGGGCTCCGCCGATGGGAGGTGCACCAACGCCGCCTATGGGACCTTCGGGTCCGCCTATGTAGCAATAGCGTAATCGCAGAAAGGAAGACGATATGTCAGAGGTGGTCGCCGAGCATACATTGAATAGGCTGAATTCGCTGATGACTCTCTATACTGCTCGTAGATTTGAAAGCGATACTGATAAAGAATGGAAATCTCAAATTCCAGAGAAGCTAATAGGTATGCCTCCTCTCGGCGGCGCGTATATCTGTGGTTCCGGCTGGGCTAAAGAATCGGAATAGAAAGGAAGACACATGTCAAAGGTCTCAGACGCAAAGGGCAAGCTTACTGCCTATTTTAAAGGCAAAGGGCTTGATCCCAGCGAAATTAAGGATGCATTTGCGGAGCTTGATGCCGCAGACGTAGATTTGGAGAAGCTGGCCGAATCGACGAACCGGAATACGCAGTGGCAGACGTTTTGGGAAAAGACGGCTGTACCGGAGTTCCAGCAGGTTAGTGCTGAGCGCGATGAGCTGAAGGCGCGCCTTGCAAAATTGGAAGCTGCTTGGGCTGGTAAAGAGCCAGACGAGCTAAAGGAGCCTCCGGGCAATCACGGCAATTGGAAGCCGGAAGAGTTTGAGCGCAAGCTTGCCACGGCTACCAGCTCTGTCCTCAAGTCGGCGTTGGGAATCGGCTTTAAGCATTATAAGCGGTTTGGTAGCGAGCCAGATTATAACGCTATGGAACAGCTTATGGCGGAAGGCAAGGCTAGTTCAATCGAGGATGCCTATCGTGTTTGGTCTCAGCCTATGCAGGATGAGCTAGATGAGAAGAATAAGAAAGACGAAATCGACCGCCGCGTAAAGGAGGCAATTCAGGCCGAACGCTCAAAGCTTGGCATTGTTGGTACTCGCAAGAAGGACACCGACATCGAAGTTGAGTCGTATACCAAGATTGCCGAAGATCATGCCCGCAAAGAAAAGGGCAAGGTGCCTTCGTCCGACGAGCTTCGTAACGCATTCCTTAGTGATCTTAACGAAACCGCAAGTGGTGTAGTCCACTAATAATAGTTATATAACCACACAGTTCAGCCGATAGGCACTGGGGTGGATGGGAGGGGAGGAATAGCCAATGGCTGAACTTGATCAAATTACAGTAAGCACTCGGCGTTTTATTGCTCGTGCTCGCCGTAAGCTGGTTGACAATATCTTTAACGTCAGCCCGCTCATGGCGTATATGAAGTCCAACCTTAAGGAAGACTTCACAGGCGGGCGTCTTATTCAGGAAAACTTCCTGTATGATGCCTCGTATGGCGGACCGTATGCCAAGGGCGGAACGTTTAATATCGCCCAGAAGCAGGTTGAGCAGGCCATGCAGTTCGTGCCGAAGTATTTCTATGCCAATATCACTCTTTACAAAGAGGATATTCAGGTTCTGAATAAGGGCACGGATACCCAGATTTTTGATATCGTGCAGAGCCGTACTGAGTTAGCATACCAGACTCTTGGCGCGCATCTGTCGATTGGTATGTACAACGAAGGTCAGGGCAGCTTGGCCGGTTATTGGAATACCAATATCAACGGACTGGCCGAAGCACTCAACGATAATTCTGTTGCGTCGTGGAACAATACTACGTATTCCACGTATGGCACGATTACTCGTGGCGGGGCGGTTGGTACTGCACTGAATACCACACCGGTTAATGTCAATGGCGTTATCGACTATCCGACGCTGGAAGAGCAGTATGGCAACGCCTGCTTTGGTGCAGTCGAGCCGAATTTGCTCGTTACGACCGTCCTCGGCTACTCCTATCTGAAGGAAAAGTTTCAGGCACAGCAGCGCTATGAGTCAGTGACCGATCTCAACCTCGGCATCACTGGTATGAAATTCAATGGCGCAACGATCCTCAAAGATCGCTATTGCCCGGGTTCGTATCTTGCCGGATCTAATGGCCGCGCCGACGTCGTTGCTAACTCTTTTATGGATGCAATCAGCGGCGTTGCTGGTACCGCATATCCGTCGCTGGCAGTTGCTAGCTCGGAGTCGCTCTTTATCCTTACCGCAAAGAAGCCGTTCATTAACTTCTATATTACGGACGATCCGGAGTTTGGCTTTGGCTTCACCGGCTTCAAGCCTGCTCAGGATAACACCGTGATTGCGGGTCAGGTGCTCTTTGCCGGTAACATGACTGTTCCGGGTCCTCGCTATCATCGTCAGCTGTATGGCATCACCGGCTAATCTAATAGGAGATACTTATTATGCCTCGTCGTGTAGGTCGTGAAATCAAAGGCCCGGTGATTACAAGCGGAAATCCCGATTCCGTTAATGATGCACCGGTAACCGTCACCACAGTAGGCTCTGCCTATGATCTTTCGGGTCAGCTTGGCGCGATCTATCGCACCGCCGATGGGCTGTCTGAGTATATCTATGTGCGTTTCAGCTCCACTAGCACGGGTAAGACTCCGTCGTCCAATCAGATTTGTTATTGGTGGAGTTCGACTAGCACTTCTACCACGAATAACTATCTGTGGACGGTAGATAATCAGACGTCTGCCGGTAATTCCAATAAGGTTTCGCAGGTTGCGGGTATTCTGCGCTGTGCTCCGACACGCGGTAACTACGTGTGGTTGCTCCGGCGTTCTCCGTCGTGTAATGTTGTGTCTACAGCCACCGGTTTTGTTACTGGCAATGCCGTAATCGCAACTACGGCGTCGGGCGAGGCGTCGTTCATCAACTCCACGTCCACTGCTGCTCCGGCTGCTGGCATTGGCGCCTCGGATTGGTTCCTTGGCAAGCCAATTCTCGGCTATGTCAATTCGACGACCACCAGCTCGGTTGCTATTGATACGGCGCTCGATATTGAATAAGGGGGATAATCAATAATGGCTATCACTCCTTCTAAGCCGGATCGTGAGGATGTCACCAGCATCGCGAAAGTGCGTGTGTGGCTGAAGCCTACGATTTCGGCCGGTGGTGATACGCTTACCGTTGCCGGTATTAAGGAAGTGTGGAGTGTAGACGTTGCAAATCGTCCCGCTACCACCTTCACCTACACCACGACGGGAGCGTCAAATTCTGCTGTTGTTCTGACGGTGACTGTTACTGCAAGCTGTACTGGTGGTGTTACGCCTCTTGTAGTGTACGGTCGCTAATGTTATGTATTTGGGAGGGCACAAAGCTTGGCCACTGATTCCCTCGTGGGTATCGCAGGCAAACTGCTTTTGCGGTGTCCTTCCGCTACCACGACCCTTGCCCGCGATTGGGTCCGGTCAGCGTTTCACGATATTGTAGAGCGTAAACGGTGGAGCTGGCTCCTTAAACGGGGTCAGCTCTTCACCACCAACCAATACAATACGGGAACTGCGACTGTTCTTGCAGGCACCACTACCGTTACCATTATTGCGCCCGGAGTTGTTAGCGCGACTATGGTCGGACAGCAATTCCGCATCGGTACAACGTTGCCTATTGTTACAATCACGGATTTTGACGCGGGCACGAATACGCTAACGATTGATCAGACTTGGTATCCGTCCGATCAAACCGCACAGCCATACGCTATCTATCAAGCTTATGTAGCATTACCGTCTGATTTCCATTCCTTTGTTAGCGTTATTGATCCAAATTTTGCACAGCCAATTCCATATGACGCGTCCGTAGCACAGATTGATAATATTGATCCGCAGCGCAATGCGTCAGGATCACCTCCGAGCGGACTGGCATATTTTGATTACTTCAATGGCTTTCCACGTTATGAGCTGTGGCCGCATCAGCGCACTGCCTATGTCTATCCTATAGTATATGAATCGCGACCCGTAGATCCCTTTGATGCCGGAGCCGCCGTTCCGCCCCTGTTCCCAGACGATCTCATTCTTGAACGAGCATTGATGTACTGCGCGCAGTGGCCGGGGAGTGGGCCTGATAACGTAAATCCATATTATAATATCAAACTCGCGGCTATGCATAAGGTAGAATACGAACGACGCTTGGCAATTATGGAACGGCAGGATAACGAGCATATGCAGCAGGCTGTATGGTATCAGGCAGATCAGATGCGACGTACGGCCATTGTTAGCGGGAGTTGGTTACAATCTCATGACATGGGAGGTCTGTAATGCTGGTATTGCACGTACATATTAAAGGTAAGCAGGGCACGATCGAACGCTCCTATGACTTTCTGCGCAATGATGGCAAAGAAGACCTAGAAGGGGTAGATATCGTTATCCCTTATGAAACTGATAACCCGTATCCTATGCGAGAACGTGACTGTATTGCATGGATACATAATAAAGACCTACAGGGAGAACACTAATGGGTAAGAATTCCCCGTTCTGCGGCGCGATCGAAGACAGTTCTATCCATAATCGCGGATATGAGCCATCCGGTTCCGTCAAGGGCGCTAAAAATCGTAAAGGTGGGGATTGCGTCGAACCGGTAATTACCAATACTAACCGCAATCCTAAAGTTCCAACTATTGATTCATTTGTGTATGACGTTCCAAGCGCAAAGGTGAAAAATGGCTAATACCAATAGTGGCAACAATCTGTTCGTTGGCGCAGTTAACGACTCCAGTTTTAAGAATAAGGGCAACGGTGCGACTCTAAGCAACCAGAGTAACGGCGAAAAGGGTTGGGCGACTCGCACCAGCAGCCCGAATGCTAAGCCGGAAGTTACCAAAGTCACGTTCGACCGCCTTCAGAAGCCGACTCGATAAAACATATGACTAAAAGGAGTTCATAGCAATCCTATAAAGATTGCATGGACTTTGTCCGTTCATGCCATATTCACATACAACGTTCGCCCAACTTAAGACGGCCCTAGCCAATCGGCTTGGGGACGCCTCGGGTGTATATTGGGTGAATGGCGTAAACGGTGCTATAACAGACGAGCTTGGCCAGTATATTATAGAAGCTCTTCGTACATGGGGCCTATTCACTGGCTATTGGCGGGATACCGGCACCTTTAACACAGCGGCTTCCATTGCATTCTACGATATTAGTACGCTTGTAAATGGTGGGGGTGAAGCTCTTCTCAGTTCGGCGGTAACAGACACCACAATATCGGCCGATATTCAGTATCACTTACTAGAACCGGCGACGGGAAGTACGTGGACAGGCAGTGAGCAGTTTACGCTGGACGACGTTACTAACGCCATGACTAAACGTCGGGATCTTCTGTTGGCTGAAGCCGGAGCAACCGTAACAAGACATACGCAGGCGATTGCTGCTGGAGCGAAGACGTTCGACGTGCCGGATACTACACTGTTGATTCGAAGGATGGCATGGACAGACGTAGCCGGTGTTACGTGGCCGGTGCTGCCAGACGACATCAACAACCAGCGTAACTACGGGTTTGATTTCATGCAGACCCCAGCAACCCCAGCTACATATTCATCGTCGTCAGTTCAGCCGCTTCGTTATGTGATTGCTCCTCCGCCGAATGCTGTAGGCACGCTGGATATGCTGCTCATTCAAAGTGGCGCTGCCCTTACTGCTGCGGGTGTTGCCCTCGGTATACCTGACGACATGAGTTGGATCGTTAAGTGGGGCGCGATGGCTGATTTGCTGGGGCGGGAAGGTCCGGGGCAGGATTTGCCACGTTCGTATTTTTGTGAGCGCAGGTGGCGATTAGGGCTTGAGGCGGCTAAGGCATATCCTACGGTTATCAATGTAGAAATAAACGGCGTTGATTTATCCCCGGAGTCCGTAGATCGGCTGGACATGTACAGTCCCAATTGGCAGTCAACCATTGGAGTGCCGGATATGGTGGGATCGTATAGAAACTATCTAGCTCTTGCTACAGCGCCTGATGGTATATACTCTGTGCTATTGGACGTTGTAAGAAAAGCTATTATACCGGCTACTGATGTAGACTACATACAAATAGGACGGGAATATCTTGATCCTATACTCGACTACGCTGAGCATCTGGCTGCTTTCAAATGTGCCGGATACGAATTCCGTAATACTTATAGGGGAGCTTCCAACTTTTTTAACGCCGCCCTTGGGTATAACCAGCGACTCGCGGCTCAATCTCCTACTATCAAAGAGCTGATTCGTCAGTCTACTTTGGATGATTCGGTTTTGGCTCGGCAGCGCGGAACAGACAATCAACTTCTTGAAGGCGCTGCACAGGCGTCTGATACACAATAATGGAACAGTACCAAAGAGCAACTGAGCGCTTTAGAGCCTACGGCATTGACTTGAATAGTCCACCGGATAGTCTGCGTCCGGGGTACTACAATATATTGGAGAATGTACGCTCCTATGCCGATGGTATTCTCCAGCCGAGACAGGGGCTCAATAGCAATGGATTAGGCACGGTTATAGCGGGTAAATCAGCCGTACACTCTATCCGCCAGCTCAATGATGCAACCTCTGGCAGCTTTATCTATGCCATAGGGACGGGCAACGCATTAGCATGGTGGGATTCCGGATTCACACAGGCGCAATACAACGCTTCTAACGTTGTCTTCTCCGGCAATCCGCTATCAATGATTCCCTATAGGCCGGATCAAAGCACAGCCAGCTGGATGTATATCGCCGATTCTACGGCTATGTACAAGATCATAGGCTATAACTCTCAGAGTATAGCTAAAGGAACTGTTCATAAAATTGGTATCCCTCCTCCCACGACTGCGCCTGTGGTTGAACTGGACGTAGAGACTGCGGGATCATACATTAATTTTGGTGCTTTGGGAACTGCGCCTAACAACTGGGTGAGGGATAACGTTGTCCTTACCACCGCCCCGGCGGTTACTTATAGGATTCCACCTAATGGTGCAGGATTCTACGGAGTAACCAAAATCCTATATGACTCGGGCGCGTCTGGCTGGTGTTCAATCGTTGCTCCCGCTCCTGTTATGCAGGTGCTTGGTGTCGGAGAGGCTGTAGGTATCTTGGATTCAAGTCTTGCTACTCACTTCTTGAATGTTCAGGAAATCTATAGCGCGGGCGGAGCGTCTGGTATTACTGTCGGCAGTATTTTGTACGATAACGCTCCTACTAATACTGGCGTATGCATTATACAGCCTAATCGCTCGGTCAAAGAGATAAAACGTAACGCCGTAGTGCTTATGAATGGCACTACTTATGCTAGAGTTACGGACGTAATAGACGGCCCTGATGGCACACTATCCTTCCGTTGTAGTACAGGAGCAACGACGATATCGGCTGGACAAACACTAACTGTCGTGGCCTCTTTTAGAACGTACGACGCAGGCGGAAGTATTGCTGCCGGAGATAGCATACAAGACTACGGCAATGGTTCTATGGGTCCCGCCGCAATTATCACTAATGGAGCCGGGACCTCTACCAATAAGACTGGTTGGGTTCAGTTCACTCCAACCGCGAATATTGATCTAACTCAGGTGCCGTCTTTCGGCGTCGGACTTAGTCGTTCTTTTACAGACGACGATTACGTGCATGTAGGAACGTTGATTAGTGATGTTAGCAAGGTGGTGCAGGGTCGTATTATGCTCGATTGTGATAATACGAGTCTCAGCATTTCTAGCACTGCGAACAACGGCGCCGGATTGATCCGCGTTACTACAACCGCAAACCATCTTCTCGCAACCGGCGATACAGTATTTATCAATAATCACAATGCGTCCACAAATGGTACATGGATTATCACTGTGATAGCAGCGACTACATTTGATCTTAATGGATCAGCGTTTGTGGCAAACGCAGGCGCGGTAGGAACTGTTGCGCCGCAGTTTAAGAAGAACTTCTTTTATCGGGCGTTTACTCCAAGTGATCTTATTACGGCGGTTAAAGGCACACAGACCGCGATTGATAATAGAACGACCACGATTATTAAGAATCAAATTGATCGGCCATTCAATCGCCCAGAGCGGAAATTCGATATTGCTGATCCTAACTCTCCGGGCAACAACGATGTTGGGCTCGATCTTCCTGACCCAGTAAATCACAATCCGAACGACCCCGGCGATGGGACATCGGCAACCCGGACCACGACGGGCGACTACAATTGGTCGGATATCATCTTCCGGCGTGGGGACTTCGTTCGTGTGGGGTCCGATCCTAGTCGAGGCTTTGCCAATATCACGGCTGTGCGTGTCGAATTTACGTTCGCAGATACCACGGCTATGACTGTGGCGCTTAACTCATTTACGATGTACGGTGGTTACGAACCTGATACGGCCGACCTTGCACTACCTTATATATATAGATATAGATATCGTGCTTCGACAACAGGCGCTCGTTCTAATTGGTCCCCGGCGAATCGTAGTGGTGTTATCCCACAAAGGGGACAAGTAGCAGTTACTTGTACAGCAGCGAGCGGATTGCCCGAAGTCGACCGTATTGATATACAGCGACTTGGCGGCACGTCCACCACATGGTTAACGATCGGCTCGACTACGAACGCCTCTCCTACATTTACAGATAAGATATCTGATATAGCGGCAGATGCAGCAGCTCCACTAAGTGAGGGAGACACGAACTACCAGCCGTGGCCTGTTCGTGGCAAACCAATATCGTCCGCGACTCCTGTTACTACGGTGACGGTCGTCGGGCCATATCTCAAGGATACAACCGCAGTCTTTAATACGGCATGGGCAAAGGGCACTCCTATTAAAATTGGCGGTGTGGATACCCAGATTCGGCGTGTGATCTCTACCAGCCTATTAGAGTGTGATAACTCCATGGGATCACAGTCAAACGTATCATGGGAAATCCCTGAGCCTCTTATCGCAGGCCAACCACTGCCTCTTCTTTGGGGTCCATGGAATGGGTATTTCTTTGCTTGTGGGGATACAAACAATCCGGGTACGTTGTATTTCTCTAACGGCACAGATCCGGATACGACCACAGATACCAATTATATAGAAGTGACTTCACCGTCTGAGCCGCTAATGAACGGCTGCACCTTTAATGGTAAATCTTATGTGTGGTCCTCAGAGCGCATGTTTGAGGTGCAGGAGATCGGCATAGGGCAGTTCTTAACGATAGAAATCCCCGGCGAGAAGGGCCTATTCAAGCGTTGGGCGCTGACAACCGGCGAGCGTATCTGGTTCTTGGCCAGAGACGGAATCTATCAGACTAATGGTGGCGACCCTGTATGCATAACGGATGAAACATTGAGACCTTTATTTAAACATGAAGGTCAGATCGGAATATCTGTCAATGGCTTTAATCCGCCATCACAAAACGTAGCTTTCTCAAAGAAACAGCGACTTTCGTACTATGATGGTCGTTTATATTTCACATACACAGACTCCGCAGCAGTTCGCCGGTGTCTGTCCTATGTTCCTGCTGCCGAGAAAACCGGTTGGTGGCCTGATGTATATCTTGACGGTACAGGAGTAGAAGTGTTTTATGGCGCCGAGGGAGACGGTATTCATACCCTACTCGCTGGTGGTAGCAATGAAAAGCTATATTTTATGCAAGGCACATCCGATGATGGCGTAGCAATTCCCTGCCATATTCGTACCCAGTATTTCGACGCCGGTGATCGTCGCGCAGATAAACGTTGGGGCGATTTCGTGCTCGACGTTGATCCTAACAATGCTAATATTAACGCCAATCTCTATAATAATAACGATACGACGTCGTCTCTTTCCCTCACTCCTACTACTGTAACCTCGACAACCAGAACACAAGCCTTATTCGAGATTGCGACAGGAGGCGACCCGGCTACCGACTATTCTCGCAACATTGCATTGGATATAACGTGGACGTCAACTACAGCTACACCTAAACTATATCTGTGGGAGCCCTCGTACATAACGCGGCCCGAAGCTATGGATATGCGGGCTACTCAATGGGATGACGCAGGCGTTCCGGGTGATAAATTCTTTCAGGGCATAGAAATAGACGCCAATACAGGAAATTTGGCTAAGACAGTATTTGTGGAATACGACGGCCTTACTACCAATGTTGGCGATACGCTTACACTGACTCACAACAATAGACAGATTAAAGCGTATGCGTTTAGACCGGCATTTACCGCAGCCACAGTCCGACTACATTCCACAGATGCCGTCTCGTGGGAACTATATAACTACAAATGGCTCTTCCAGCCAGAACCTCCGCGTGGAGATCGCTGGGAAACACAGCAGGTGTCGTTTGGAGCAAACAGCTTTGTTCATGCTCGCGAAATGTGGGTAACGATGCGTTCTACACAAGCGGTAACTCTCACGGTCAATCGTGTAGATGATAATTCGACAACCACATATACAATCCCTACAACCTCGGGCTTGCGGCTAAAACAAAGAGTTATCTTTACTGCTCCGGCTACCAAGGGTAAAACATTTATCTTTACTTTTAGTTCTACCGGGATTGGTGGTACGTTTAGGCTGTATAAGCCAGAAACCGTCGTGCTTGTCAAGCCTTGGCAGAGCGAAGATGCGTTTACGCCTAAGAACGTATTTGGTGGAGAGAGTGGGATGGGAGAGGCACCAATTTAATGGCTGAAGCTCCGCTTATCGTTACCGATACAGATGTAGGGGAGAAGAATCTTCTGTTGAGATTCTTGCGTAAGGTCGTGGACCGCCTGCTCCAGCTTGGTAATCGAATTTCGGCAATCGAAACCAGACCATCCAATGTTAATTCGGACGCAATCCGGCAAGCACTGGAGGCTAACGGTTCAACACCGCTGAATGTAAATGGACTACTTGGTATCCTTGCACAACCGCAACCAGCAAACGTCACAGTTTATTCCACGGTTCCGTCCGGGCAGGTGTTACAAAACCTGAAAGATGGGCAGCTTGTCATTGTTCCGGGCACACCCAATGACTCTTTGTATTATGTTGTTGGCGGGAATCCTAATACACTACACCTACTCAACACAACCGGCAGTGTAAATGTTGCAGATAACCAATTCACCATATATGATGACGGTGATAATAGCAAAAAGTTTCAGTTTCAGGCGTCTGGTATTTCTCCAGCTACTACCCGCGTATATACTATGCCGGACGTTACGAGTACGGTGGCAGTTCTAGACGCTGCCCAGACATTCACTGCAAACCAGACACTACAAACGGCTTCCAATATTCCTCTTATCCTAGATGTCGTGACGTCCAATTCAACGGGGACTGCCACGTTTGGTATCATCCGCGCTCGTGGGGATTCTACCAACCTTGATCTTATAGGCTATGGAAGTGGTGTGACCACTACTCGCTGCGGGATTACCCTCGGGGCATGGAATGAATTGTTTGCACAGGCCGGTAGTGGTCTATTGGTGGATATTTTCCCGGCTGCTCCCATAGTATTTGGCAACAACAATATAGAGCGTGGAAGGCTGGACTCTTCTGGATTTTGGAATTACTTTGGTGGCACGAACGTCAACGCCGCAAAGTTTAAATTCTCCACCTACACAGAGCTAATCACTCTGAATACAGCGGGATTAACGACTGACTCCTCCGCCTCATTGCTTCCTACAAGTTCCCTTATTTTAGGGGTTATGGGCTATGTTCAAACCACAATCACAACCGCAACGAGCTTAAAAGTCGGTGACCCAACTACCAACAATCGGTTCTTCACAACGGCCGGTATGACGGTAGGTAATGGATTCACAGGGCTTGATCATTGGCAAGGCGGCGTTACCACTAATGCCGCTGGACCAGTACAGTACGGCTCCGATAAGGTGCGGTTGACTACCGACGTAAACCCCGGAGCCGGAAAAGTAAGAATTGTCGTATTCGCTTTAGAGTTTACAACATCAACATCATGAGACGTTTACTTCCACCAGAAGACTGGTACAAGCTTAGAGAGCCAATTAAACAGCTATTTGGAGAAGACAAAGAGCCGCCCGACCCCGGTGTAGCGCCTTTTTGCGCTGTTGAGGAAGATGATGATGGCAATATTATAGGCTTCTTATTCTTCCAACTAGCAGCACATCTTGAACCCTTTGGCAGCGTAGGCGGCGCGTCGTTTTCTGGCCTAAGAGAGACTATAGATGATGCTTTGACAGGTATGCCGGGTATAGTGTATTACCTACATACGGACAGCCCTTTGTCACAGACTATATACGAATCAAAGGGATTCAAGTCTATCGGGACCCTTATGATGGGCACACCAAGGAATCAATAAATGGCATTCATAATTCCCGCCGTTATCGCGGCCGCAGCGGCTGTCTACGGGCAGCACAAAGCTAGTAAAGAGGCTGATAAGCTACGTAAACAGCAACAGCCTCTTATTGACCTACAGAAACAACAGGCACAAGAGCTTCAGCCTTTTGGCAAATCTTTTCTCCAACAGGGACAGGCGAACACCGACATTGTGCAGAACTATCTCCGCAGGTTAGCAAGCGGAGATAGAAACCTAACAATGGAAACGCTGGCTCCGGAGATCAACGCCGCAACTCAGGGCCAGCAAGGAGCTGTTACAGCACAACGCAACCTATTCCCACGGGGTGGGCAATCTGCTTCTGCGGCGGCTCAACAGCCCTATCAGTTTCAGGGAATGCTGAACAATCTTATGTTTGCACAGCGCCCACAGGCTATGTCACAGCTCGCGCAGCTCGGCGGGAATCAGGCATCCCTTGGTCTCGGCGCGTACGGACAGGGAGCAGGACTCACCAACAATATGCTCAATTACGGCCTCAATGCTCAACAGCAGATGTTTGGGCAGGGGGCAGCTATTGGGCAGGGTATTAGCTCTATGGTTGGACCGTTCCTTCAGTATTACATGATGAACAGGCAGACGTCCCCAACGAATACCAACGCACAGATTCCTACCGGGTCTACATACAATTGGGGCTCCGGGCCGGGAGTTACGACCAGCAACTCTATGAGTGGCAGTTCTACCCCCAATACATCATCCTATGGCGCGTATACCTATCCGTCGTCTGGGAGGGGATAAGTATGGGTTTCCTCGCAGGGTTTACCAAAGGCATAGGTGACGAAGCCAAGCAGTATAACCAGAATTATATGGATATGCAGCTAAAGAAATATCAGTCTGCATCCAAAATCTGGGAAGCTATGGCGAATGACCAGAACTATCATCCAGCCATTCGACAGCAGTTTGCTCAGAATGCAATGATGCTTGGCGGCGTGAATCTGTTTGATAAGAATTCACGCGCTTCTGCGGACCAGATTCTTAAGCAGAATCCTCATGATCTTGCTACACAAGCACACGATGCTCAGCAGATGACTCAATCTGCACCGCAGCCTCCAACACAGGATCAGTCTCAGCAGGGAGGTTTCTCGCCGCAGTTTATATCTCAGATGCCACAAAGCCTATACGGACCAGAAGGGTATAAGGACCCTATGGCTGTTAATCAGGCCGAGATGGCAACGAAAGAGCGAGAAGCATATGGGCAGGCGAATGCCCAGCATCAGGCTGTGCTGCACATGCTTCATAGCATGGGCGGAGATGCTACTACTGCTACATTTGGTGAGACGGGCGCTCCTCCGGGAAGTACACTTGATCGAATGGTGAAGGAACAGTGGACCAAGGACCTTATGTTTAAGCGCCCTCCCACTCGGCCTACGTCTACGATGCCAATTGATGGTCATCCCGCCGTATTCTTTAATGGCGGGCATTTCGTTGATGGAGAGCCGGTCAACGCCAGCGCTTCTGTTGCCGGTAAGAATATGCGGCTGGAGTTTGTGCAGGATAAAAATACTGGACAAACGTATTGGGATTATCTAATTCCCGGCGATCCCCGTCTGGGTCCTAACGGCGATCTCACTAAGCCAATTCTCACCCGCTCTACTGAACGCACTACGTCCACTGATCCGGCTCAGCTTACGACAACTTCTAGTGTGCGTACATCCGGATCGTACGGAGGAGGCGCTATGCCACAACCTCCTACTACCCCCTCACCTTCGGTTCCTACTCCAACCACTTCAAGTACAAATACCGGTGGGGTCGTTCCCGATCCAGCGTTGGTGAAAGCTTCTTATGGCGCCACTCCTACTGGGATGGAACAGCAAGCATGGACTGGTTTGCAGCAGTCGAGCCGTATCATCGGTTTGATTAAACAATATCCGATGGTTGGCCCTATCCTCGGCCGCGTTGTCGAAATGGGCAATAAGATCGGTTCTAGTTGGTTGCTTAACAAAGCGGCGGAGTTTTCTGGTGTAGGCAAGCAGGCCGCTGCGGATAAAAGCTACGAAGATGCTCTAAACAATATACAGCAGGCAGCAAAAGAGGTAGGCGCTCCAAACGATGCTGCACAAGCTGCTGCTGAATTGATTACCTCTATGCGTGCTATGAATGCCGCAGAAACGGCTATGCTGTCGGGCGGCGGGGGTCGTGGCATTACTCGCATGTACGAGATGCTTAAGCCTGCTCTTATGAACCCTACGCAGGATGAGAGTATTATTCACGGACATATGAAGTCTGTTGATAATCTCTTTGCTGGAAAACTGCGTTCGCTTTATAGACAGCGTTATGGAGATAAGGTTCCTCCGCTTTCGGCAGATCAACTACAGTATGCCAAAGAGGCGGGCATCTATGATCTTCTATTAGGCAAAGCCGCCCCTATTACCGCGCAAAATACTAGTGGCGGTGGGGCGAAAATGTACAAGCTTTATCGCAGAGACACAAAGACAGGCCAACGTTGGGGCAGCGACGATGGTGAACATTGGTTCGATGCGGCTACAGGCAAAGAATACACAGGAGCATCAACGACCGCTCCTAAACCGACAGCCACTCCCCCAGTAAACCCTTAGTAGGGATTACACAGCCGAAGCCAGTAAGTGTAATCCCAAAACAGACTGGCCCAATAATGACACAACCTACACCAAAATCTAACGTATCGCAAAAATCTGCAATCCCCGCTCCGCCCGCTGCCCCGATCAAAAAGTCTTCTACTAACAATATTTCGTGGGATAAGAACTATGTAAGAGGAGCGAATAATAATCCTACGAATCTTAAATACGGGGCTCTTACCAAGAAGTACGTTGACAACGGTCTTGCAGAGAAAGATCCAACTCCGGCCATCGACGGCGGTCATTTCCTCAGGTTTAAATCAGTCGAAGACGGCCTTAATGCTGCAAAGGAGCTGCTGAATTCTTCTGGGTATAGTAATATGGCTGTAGACAAGGCTCTTCGTAAATGGAGTAATGACTCCTACGATACAGGAGCACTTAAACTTAAAGATCTTGGAACTAAGACAGTATCTGATCTCAACAGCGCAGAGCTGGAGACGCTGGTCAAAGCAATGGCTCATTGGGAAAGCGGGTTTAAAATGACCCCCATAGTAGCGGCTGCAACCGCCCACGGCGGAAGCCGAGGAGGGCGATAAAATGCCAATACCTCCGGGCACTGTTCCTGAGCCACCCGCTGCACAGTCGGACGCAGCATACGGCGCACAACAGTATATGGCTAACCGTAAAGCAGGCGGAGACATTCCGCCTAATAGCCCACTAACGCAACCCGACGATACTCGTGGTTATTGGCATAGCTTTGCTAACGCTATGGGATTACCTACTAATATGCAGGAAATCCCGGCGTCTATAGGCAGTATTACTAGCATGATCCCCGGCGTTGGACAGTTGATGTCCTCATACAATGCTGCTAAAACCATATATAATGATCCTTCTTATGAGGGAGTAAATAGAGCATTCAATCCACTAGTCGCTCCTATGGAACAGGCGGGAGGTGGGAACATTCCCGGCGCGTTAGGCTCTGCTACCCCTTTCGTTGGTTCTATGCTGGCGGCACCGTTTCTTCCTGCTAAGTCCGGCCCTCCGAATGTTGAGCCGGGGTTTGCTCCGGGGATCAATCTCGCTAACCCACGCCCAAGCAGCCCGTCTATTCCGATGCGGCCGATTCTCGGAGACGTGTCAACTCCACCTTCGTTTGGAGCGAGGGCACTAGAATATGGAGTGCGGGAGCCTATATCTAAAATCCCCGGCGTAGGGACAAAGCTTAGTGATATGGTAAAGGGATCGATCGCCAAACCGGGTAAGGGAACCGGAGTTACTGGTGTTGAGCCGCGTCCTCGTATGGCTACGTCTTTATCGGCTACATACCCAGAAGCACCGAAGACGGACTTCCCTTTTGAGCGCCCGTTCTCCCGTCTCACTTCTCCTGAGCCTTCTATAGGCAGTGCTCCGCTTAATAACCCACAAGATATTATGACAAAGGCAGGCCTGCCGAATCTTTGGCAGAATGAAACCCCGCCGCTTGCTACTGCGGCGTTTGGTGATGCTCCTGTCCAGCCAGTGAACCCTATTGCCGGGCCTCATCCGTCCGGTGTCAATGGATTGAATCTGCCAAATGTGGCACAGGCGAGGACTATTCCGGGAACGTACTTTCAGCCGGGAGAATTCGCACAGCTAATGGAACAGCTCCGTCAGCACGGTGCGAACCGGTCTGAAATACATGCAGCGCAGCAACAGGGTATAACCAATATCGTACGAGATGCTGTATATAAAGACGATACTCCAAATCTTACTCTAAAGGAAGTTGCCGCCTCTAGAAAAGCGGCTTTGAAAAAAAAAATAACAAATGATCCTGAGACAGCGCGAACGAAAGCACTACAGAACATGGAACAGCCGTCCGATCCTCATCTACACGAAGCGGTAACCCGTGTTCGTTCCGACATTGTAGGGACTCTTCCCGACGTACCAGATCAAACATCCTCGATGTTTAATAAAAAGTCCGATCTCACCTCTCTTCAAGCAGGAAAAGCCTTACGGGATGCTTGGCAGCCTTTTAGAGAGGCTCTCAAAGAGTCTGGACAGAGAACGATCAAACTGTATAGAGCAGTATCTAGCAACGATGCTAACATGCCAGAAAAGACGATTCTTCGTATGGCCGAGTCTCCAGAATGGATACGTCTTAGAGGATTTGATCAGGAAGGAAAAAGTCCGATTCAAGAATTTGAAATTCCTATCGACGATATTATCGCTGCTCCGGAGATGGATACAATAGAAGGGCATAAAGCTTCTGGATGGGAGCCGGGCTTCCCTAAATATAGGGAATACCTTGTGTATAATCGCTTGTCTCCTTTGCTGCATGCCCTTTCCAAAAAGAACTAATATGACCGAACCTAATAGCAAAATATGGACCCCGCAGTTTATCTGGCAGATCGCAACGTGGTTCTTTGCTCAACTTATAGCTGCATCTGCGATCTATGTAGCAATTTCTAATCGACTAACAGTAGTGGAAGTGTTGTTAGCTGCACAGAAAGAATCGGCTGGCATTGCAGCGCAGCAGGAGTCGGCTGCTAGACAAATGCTGGAAGCCCGCGTGGTTGTTCTGGAAAAAACTGTTGAACATCTAAAGGCATATAACGAACTAAAAGAAAATACCAACACAATCCGAGTAGGAGGAGGGAACTAAAAATGGGCGGACCTGCGCTCAGACCGCTCCTGCTTACGGCAGTCCCTGCCCTTTCCCCTTGAAACATTAGGCAAAACGTGCTTCACTAATCCCAATGCATCAGTTTGGGAGGGTGTGAGTATGGTTTGGACAGACAGGCGCCTATCGTTGCCTGAGTGGGAAGGGACGCTTGATAGCCTCAAAGAAACCCTTGAAGGGGTTGTAATGACGGTGGATCTAGGTCGCCAAGAAGGGATTCGCGCAGATATTCTGGCGTTGGAAGCCCTCGATGAATTGGATGGCTGGCTTAGTCGAATCAAGCAGGATATGGGTGTATAGCTATGGCTCGCATCCTCTTTATTGATATAGAAACGTTCCCATTAATTTCCTATACATGGGGCGTCTATGACCAGAATGTTATCGCGGTCAAAGAGCACCAGTTGATATGTGGATATAGTGCTAAATGGCTGGGTGGTGAGCACGTTACCCGAATGCTTCCTGATACGAAATCGCTTACAGATGATCGCCAGCTTGTCAAAGAAATATGGAAGCTGTTTGATGAAGCGGACATTGTCTGCGCTCACAATGGCGATCGATTCGATATTCGCAAGATCAACACACGATTCATCAAACACGGATTTAATCCGCCGAGCCCGTACCGCACTATAGATACCCTCAAAGTCGCCCGCAAGACGTTCGGATTTGCCACAAATAAGCTAGATGATCTCTGCCAGTTCCTTGGCCTTGGGCGAAAGATTCAAACAACCGGCTTCGATCTCTGGCAGCGCTGTATGGATAACGATCCTGAGGCGTGGCAGACGATGAGAGTCTATAACTCTTACGACGTTATTCTGTTAGAGAAACTATACTTCAAGCTCCAACCGTGGATGAAGACTCATCCTTCAGTTGCCAATAAGCCGGACGATTGCCCAAAGTGTGGCTCGGACAAACTACAATCTCGCGGTACGATTAAAACCGCTACCCGGACATACAAGCGCTTTCAGTGTACGGATTGTTCCGGATGGAGTCGTGCGGTCAAATCTACCTCCTCTACCTCTCAAACCAATGCCTAACAAACAGCAGATAGCAAAAATAGATAATATTATTGCCCGGTGGAAACCTCGGCTCCTACTGGATAGTTGGAGCATTACCGTCGATCTACAAGAAGAAGAAAAACTTACTGATAAAGACCGCACACTAGCCACGATGTTAGTGCACAAGAATTATCGGAACGCATGGCTTCGCGTATTTCCTGCATTATTCCGCGAACCAGCGGCAGCACAAGAGGTAACTATTGTACATGAGCTTTCTCATATAATCACTTGGGAGATTAGAGAAGTATTACTCAACCAAAAACCTCTTAGTGAATCTAAATCTAATGCTATAATAGAGAATCTAACAGAGACGTACGCAAAGATTCTATACAAAGCGTACAAGCCAAATCGCAAACCGAAAGCATATCATCTATAGTATCTTGCAATGCAGATAGAAGTTAAACGAACTGACAAAACCAGCAAACGCACTATCGGGTCTATGTATATAGACGGCAAATGGGCTGCCTATACATTGGAAGATCCTATCAGAAATACTAAAATAGCGGGAGATACCGCTATTCCAGCCGGGTCATATCAAGTTATTATTAATCATTCGCCTCACTTCGATAAGGATTTGCCCTTATTGTTAAACGTGCCAAACTTCGAAGGTGTACGTATACACTCCGGTAATACAACAGCGGATACCAAAGGCTGCATATTGGTCGGCCTTAATCGTACGATCGACAAAGTGGTCGAATCTCGTATTGCTATGGTTGCCATTCAAAAACAAATTCAGGATGCCTTAAATCGGAAAGAGAAGGTATTCATTGCCCTCCACTAAAGAATTATATACAGACGCCAAGCGCCTAATTCCGGGCGGGTCGAATTTGTTCAGCAAACGAGGCGAGCTTCATGCTCCGGATCAGTGGCCGCAGTATTACAAATCCGCGAAGGGCTGCGAGATCATCGGCATGGACGACCACTCTTACCTCGATTTCAGTGGGGCAGGAGTCGGGGCATGCATCCTTGGCTACGCGGACCCTGACGTTGACACCGCCGTCATCAAGACGATCCACAGCGGGTCAACTTCGGCGCTGCTGGGGCAGGAAGAGGTCGAACTGGCTCGGATGCTGACCCACCTCCACCCGTGGGCGCAACAAGTCCGATTCGCTCGAAGCGGGGGAGAGGCGATTGCCGTCGCGATCCGAATTGCGCAGGCTAAAACTAGACGAGTTGGTATTGATTGGGATCGTGAATCCTACCATGGATGGCAAGTTAACAATCCGATAACCAAAGATAGTCATTTTCCTTGGGACCTTAGCGATTTATCTAAACTACAGTGCGGAGCTATAATCGTAGAGCCTAGACGTCTGGAAGAGCATCCGGAACTTTTGCAGCATTATCGAAGTCTGGCGACTGAATACGGAGCTGTGCTTATCTTCGATGAAATCAGTTCCGGGTTTAGGTTTAACCTTGGCGGCTCGCACCTGCAATACAAAGTCAACCCTGATGTTGCTGTATTCTCCAAAGCCATATCAAACGGCTATCCTATGGCGGCGGTTATTGGCACAGAAGAAGTGATGTCCGCCTGTAACGACACCTTTATCAGCTCTACTACGTGGAGCGAACGAATAGGCCCAACAGCGGCGATTGCTACAATCGAGAAGCTCTGGGCGAATGATGTATTCGAGTATACTAAATACATAGGCGAGTTAGTTAAGGGCACGATCGAATGGGAAGCTAAGCAATCTGGTTTGGACGTCAAAGTTATTGGCCCACCACAGATGCTACATTTCCAATTCGCGAATCCGGAAGTCCAGACACTCTATACTCAGATGATGCTTGATCGTGGATTCTTAGCAGGGCGAGATTTCTACCCGTCTTATGCGCATAAGATAGATCACTGTGAGCGGTTTGCTCATACAGTCCGAGAAGTATTCCCAATCATTCAAGATGCAGTAGAACACAATTCTGTTAGCAAAATGCTCCGTGGGCCGGTAGCCGAGTCCGGGATCAAGCGATGACTGTAGGCGTAATCGTCCAATCGCGCATGGGATCAACCCGACTGCCGGGCAAAGTCCTGCTCCCACTCGGAGGCAAGCCGTCGATCATCCGTGTTCTAGAGCGGGCCTCACAAATCAGCGGCATTGATCGCGTCATCGTTGCAACCACCACACTGCGGCAGGATTTGCAGCTTGTTGATGTCGTCCGCTCAGCTGGATATGAAGCCGTTATGCCAACCGCAACTCCAGATAATGTCCTGTCCCGCTACTACTGGACAGCAAAACAATTCAAGTTTGACACTATAGTGCGCATTACTGGGGACTGCCCGCTGCTTGATCCCGCCGTTAGCAGTAGAGTAGTCGGCGTGTCTGAATCCGGACGTTGGGATTACGTAAGCAATCGCCAACCTGCAACCTTCCCTGATGGATTTGATACAGAGGTATTCGATTTTGACACATTAGAGCGTACATATAAGCAGGCTTCAGACAACTATAGTCGGGAGCATGTAACTCCATACATTAACCAATCTAAAGAGTTCACTGTCCAAAACGTATGGAATACAAAGGATCAGTCTATGATCCGGCTTACGCTTGACACTCACGAAGACTATGACTATATTAAATATGTCTATGACGAGCTGGGTGATAACCCACGGACGAAAGACATATTAGAATTACCTAGACAGCGAATCGTAGATAGGGTATAATATAGGGTAATGTGGGGCACGGCATATGTGCGGATGTGGATAACCAGTATGGCCGTGATGCTGGTTATTACTTGTTCTTCAGCTCCTCCTCAGCCTACCAAAGAACATCCACTCCCTGCTTGTGCTATTTCCTGTCCCTCAGGAACTGGTGCAGACGGCGGTTTTCTCTTCCGCAGACAGCACAAATGTCGTGGGGATAAACGCTGGCTAAAAGATATCTCTATTATTGGAGAGTATACAACTCGGAGCGTGGATGGATCACAAAACACCGCCGCATGGCTCGACAATCTCGGAGAATTATATGACAAACGAGATGTGGTGTTGGGACCCTGCTCAATGTTCGTCCACTCTGAGATCAACGATAGAGACCCCAGCAAGCGGGGACAACACGAAGGCGAAAACCCAGATGGAACGCCAAAGACCCGAGATTGAAACTTACGCGGCTCTCGTCCACGGCGTTATGGGTTTGTGCTATTTAATCACACTGCCATATCATATACGCCGCAAAAATCCCGGCAGAGTTGTTATGCATAGCGCTATGCTTGCCTATCATATATGGGCAGCAAAGGAGCACACGAAATGAAAACTTCTACTCTAATGTTTGTGGGTGCTCTGCTACTCTCTGTCACTGCATTCGTTAGCAGCCATACTGATATTCATACGTTCGCTGATCTATTCGGCAATGTACAGAACTTTTTTGGTCTGCTCGGAGTTATCGGCGCGGTGTGCGTAGGTTGGGTGAACAAATCTCCACTGCCGGAAGCCAAGCCTGTAGATAGGTCAGTGAATTAAAGGTCGTCCGTGCAGGATTCGAACCTTGCGACCTAGCTCTTATAAGGAGCTTGCTCTACCACTGAGCTAACGGACACTAATTGTTCTACGACGCCTTTGCAGCAAAGCTTTTAGCTCAATTCCTACATCTGTCATCTTAAAACTCTGCCAGTTAGGCGGATCGTTGGGATTGGTGCATTCAACGAATTGCGTCCGCTCGCCGAAATTAATGTTCGTGGGCGGTTTGCCGAGATCGAACAACACCTTCGCGGTCCATTCCACGATCCTTCCTGTCCCCCCGTCGCCAATCTCGGACATCCACTCCTCTTTCGAAGGGTCACCATACTGCTTGATCACGGCCCGGAATGCGGCGATGCGATCATAGCTGTCCTCGGGGAAATCGATCGTCCCATCCTCCCGATTCCGCCACGCATACGGATGATAACTATATGCAAAGGTCGCGGCGTTGATCTGGCTGTCCGCTCGGGAGAATTGAATCCCTCTACGCAACGCATCTTCACCGTCTGCATCTGGCAATGTGAATCGTGCCTTAGGATTAACACTTAGTATACCCTTGAAATACGGATACGCCCCTTCGTACCACATACGAGCATAGGCTTCGTTCCATCTACTCTCCGTATGCACAAGCGGGTTATAGAAATCTCCACCCAGCTCATTGCCCCATGCATACGATGAGATATATTCGTATAGCATCTTATCTTCTATACGTCGTCTATCACTAGCAAGCTTGCATCCATAATCATACCAGCCGGACATATGCGGCGGATCAACAACCCACGGACGATGAGCAGCAAATTTCTGTGGCCGTCCGGGAATAGCTATACCATTCTCATCTAATTCCCATACAGTAGCTCCGGCTGTATAAGGATAGTATGTAGTCTTCCCTTCGGCCATATGAGCCGGACACCAGCTTGTATTAACATCCGGGCGAATACCGGCATGTAGAAGTGTGGCTATATTAGGAACTAAGCTCTTCCAGAAGCTCCAAATACCCTCTTCCGGATGTGAGCATGTCGCTGAATCCGCTAATCTACATGCAGTGAATCCGATATCACGAAGAACCTCCGCTTCTGCCTTTGTGATATAAACCGGATCACTATTCATCATCCACGAGAAGCTAATATCTGTCATTGATAGTATCCTATGCGCTCGGAGAGATTCGAACTCTCATGCCTAGCGGCGTCTGAGCTTAAATCAGAGGTGTTTACCAATTTCACCACGAGCGCGTATCTTACAAAGCTTATAGCAGGACTCGAACCCGCGACCTGCTGATTACAAATCAGCTGCTCTACCAACTGAGCTATACAAGCAAATCTGGTGGACCGGACCGGGATCGAACCGGCCTACTGTCGGCAACTTCGGGTTGCTGCATCCCCTTGATGCTTCTGCGGCCCTTGAATTTGTGCCAGTTTCGCGGCCGTATGCTGGCGGATACGTACTAAATTAGGATACATATGGCAAAACCCTAACCACCGCTATTCAGCAGCACTACGACGATTCACCATCGTTCAGAGCCTGCTGAAGTTCCTGTCTCATATCCTCAAATACCCAATCAGGTATACGATATCCCGTGTCTTTAAGTCTTTGCAAGGTAACTATCATATCCGCCAACGAGGCGTCTTCAAACGTTTCGCCCGCATATGGCAGAAGAATCTCCACCATAGTAGACCCGTCAAGAAGGGATCTAATCTGTTTGTGCCTAGCGAACCACCCTTCCGGATTTTTATCAAAATCTACTGGTGGAGGAAGGGGCTCCTTAAATACATATCTACGATTCGCGACATGTGTTATCCACGATTCGGAGACATCCTCATAGCAATAGACATCACACTGATAGTCATCACTGCTCCATCTGCAATATGCCATGAGATTTTCTCCACAACTCTGTCCGTATCTTATTACACAACTTACAGATACGTCGTACGATGCCTCGTTTGTTGATATAGATCCGTTGGTTATCCCCGACTACGGCGTGGCCATGTTTGCAATACAGTTCGATCATTTCAGCTCTAGACTTTATTTCTCTCGATGAAGGAAAGAGGCCCAATCATCATATCGCTTTTCACTACTCACCCAGTGTTTGCCTCTTCGATAAGAAGACTTCTGAACTTTGTTTCGATTCTCCTTAAGCTCTTCCTCTCGTCCATACAACACTTCCAAAGCTGCAATTGCTCTTTCTCTTCGAGTGATTAAATACGGAAGTAACGACTCCAGTGTAGCTTTTACGAGCTCTCTTCGTGCTGTTCTGGCAACAGTTATCGGCTTGTAAGCAGGCTTGCGCTCCTTATACGTTTTTGGTGTTTCCCAACATAAAATCTCTGCAAACGTACAAACACTCTCAGGGTGGGTCATAGCAAGCTGTAGTATAACAACTAGATTAGTGTCTCTCATAGCAATCTGAATACAGCCCTCTCCATCAAATAAACCAGCACACCACGCTAGTCTATGTGAGGTTGCCATTTTAATATCCACCCCCACACCCCCGCTCAGCAAATTTTGATTACTACAACAATCTGGCCGCGAAGTTTATTCCCGACTACTTCAAATATTTCCGCTCGATATAGTATGCGATCCTCTTGAAGGAAGACCCAGAATCATTTAGCTCGCTTGCCGTTCTCGTAGTTAAAATAGGGTCATCCCACTCCAAGCCGAGCCAATCAGCAACCTTCTTCGGCAAGAAGTCAACACTACCAGCGTATTTATACGCACTATGCCCGGGAACCTTCCTCCACTGGCCTAGTTTCGATAACTCACAAGCCACGCCAAGACAACAGTAAAAATATACTCCATCCGACTCATTCCGCAACGCGTAAGCACCTTGTTGATATTTTCCACTTCTAAGCGCGTTAACCCACTTACGGATATTCTTCTTATTTATCTTCATCACTCCTCCAACTTTTTAAACGCCACGGCCTTAAACGCTTCTTCAAACCACTTAGAATATTCAAATCCAACAAGACCACCCATGTTGTAGTCGTAGAGTTCGTGGCCCACAATCCTAAGCTGCCGGACCTTTGCTTCCTGTAATAAATATGCCCACTGCGGGCTCATAGCGAGCAAAGATGCGGGAGTCCAATCGATGTAATAATATGGACTATGCGCCATAGCCGCCATAGCGGACCTCATACACCATTTAATAGCGTTCACAAGCTGCATAGTATGCATACTTGATATAGGAATAGGTTCGGAGAATTTTGCTTTCTGATTCTTACGGGCAGGACGCCAATGATCTACCGGAATATTGCTACAACTATCAACCCATTTAAGAAAATACGGTCTACGGACATCAGTGCTAGCAGACACGGCAGACACAATCTGCACCGCTTGTCCTGCTTTGACTGTTACTGTAATGGTCTTAGTCTTAGCTTTCTTTGTTCTGGAAGTCATTGGCGTCCCCATTTCTTACGCTGCAACAGTTGGGGTTGCTGGAGCAGGCGTAGGGAGGTTTCCAAGCCGTCCAAGTAGCTCCTTCTTAACCTGCGCTACGACATACTCGATCGCACCACTGATCTGCTGAATCTCAGCATCGGCAAGAGGACCACTAATCGGCTGATGAAGCGCGGTCATAACCGCTAGGGCGATCTTCTTTTTCTCATCACCAGAAATTTCCACAGTCATTAGATAGCGGACTGTTGTTTCAAGCACATTATTCTCAACGGCGTGGAACGAATCTGTTACCGTCCCGCCGGTAATTTCGTGAAAAAGTTTACTCAGTCTAGACATTTATTTATCTCCTATCCAATCTTCTTGAGATTAAACTGCTTGGGAGTTTCTACCTCGTATCGACTAACTCTAACCAGTTTGTACACTGAAAACGACTCCTCCCCATATATCTCTGGTATCTTTGGGTCTGAAGAAACCCCATCATATATGCTTTGCCGAGCTTCAGGCTCGTTTGAGTAGTACACAAAGTCGATTTCGTTACTATACTCGGTAAAGATCGTCTCATTATTATCTCGAACTGCGAAGTACCCCAAAATATATTCCTTCTTTGTAGCCATTATTTATCCTTTACTTGCCATTGTCGTTTGCACTTCCCGCATCTGGTAGGCATAGTTTCTTTGCGGATATTCCACGAATGTCCACAGTGTTTACACGGTCCTGCTTTGGGCAGACTAATCTTCTTCATCATCACTTCCCAGCTTTCGTATACCAACACCCGCCTTTCCCGGCTGACCTTCTACCGTACACGCCTGTATAACATGCGCCGGAATATTATGCTCTAACAGCTTACCTGCATCAATCGTTCGCCGAGGTTTAGAAGCCGAACGCCGATAGATTACATACGTATCCCCGCCGTACTGCCATTTAATTTTACGCTTACCGGGTTCAACCTCCTCTCCACGAACTTCCCGTACCCAATTTTCGAATTCATCCTCGTTACTACGATCTAATACGGCAGCAATAACTTCATCACACGCTATTACAATGGACCGTAGGCGTTTAATTTCGTTCGCAGCGTTAATTCGCTGCTTTAGAACCTCGTCGGCTTCATCCAAGGAGAACATGCTATGATCTCACTATAGTGCGTTACGTTTACGATCCCGCCTAAAATCAAAATCAGCACCCCACGTAGCAAGTGGATCTATGGAAAGCAATCCTATTGCTAACGATAGTAAATAGTTTTCACTCCACACTAGAACACCAGTATATATAGTGAAAATAATGCCCAGAGTGATAAAATACCCAAGTCGTGACTGTCTCATTTAAGCCTCAAATTGTGTTTATGAACATATCCGGGCGTATAGTTAGATGTCTATGAATTTGTAGTTTACCTGTTGATCCCCAATTACCTACGTACACGCGATCACCATTATGATCGAAATCAGATGTCCAAGCATAATGATTCCGCAAATCTTGCGTGTTATATCCGAATACATGTAGATACGCCCATGCTACAGGAGGCATTAGACTAATTTGTTGGGATTCAACATAATCACCCTTAAAGCTAATATTCGCGAATTCTTCGTCAAGATACCACGTTTGCGGATAGAACTTTTCCGGATGATTGGTGACCAACCGAAGAAGAGTTGTATTAGGTTTTATTGCGAAAAGTGCCATTGTAGTTGTTTCAACCCCGCAGTGTAAGAAAGAATGTCACCTTTACGCTGATACTTCCTGATCTTTTCTATTTCTACAGGATCGTCCCTAAACCCTGCTTGGTCCACTGCTATAGGAATAATACTCACATGACCATAGAGCGCAGCAAAAGTTAAATACGCCCTATAAATATGATATCTATGCGTAACTAAAGCCATTGGTTGTCCCAAGCTGAAGTTTCGAGTCAACTCTTCCGCCTCTTCTAGAGTAGAGTTACCAAATGGCTGAATAATAGACGCCCTGTACAATTCAGCAATAGCGCCTGCTTGTATTAATCTTTCTTTGTATACTGCTAAATTTGTATGACGCAAAACAACCACTAGTTGCGGTGTTATTTCTACTTTATTAACTCTATCCAAAGTATCACAGAAAGTCTCCCGCACGGAACGCATCCTCAACCTCCTTATCATATTTCAAAACCCGCCCAATAAGCCGATCTATTTCATACGGCGGTAACGATCCCGAAGGGGCAGGGCGTAGTGCCACGAAATCCACCTCGGCGAGCTTCAAGCCCGCCTTGAGCGCCCTAGCAGCCCGCAGGCAACGGCGCTGGAGGACCACGGTTTCCTGCTCGTTCGCTTCAACCCGTTTCCGCCCGCCTCCTAGTGCAGCTTCAAGATTGCGAACCTCGTGGACCATTTCCTGCCATTCCTGTGGTGTGGAAGAAAATGTATGATCCGGACCGGGGCGATGAGGGGCGTCCGTGAAGTGTTTCTCAATCACTCGTGCTCCTAGCGCAACCGCTCCCATAACTGCTGTGTAGCCAATTGTATGATCCGACAACCCCAACACGAAGTTTGGATACATGGTTCGGAAGTGTATCAGCGTTTTAAGTTGTAGGTATTTAAAGTTGTCTGGATCGGCGGTATAGTTTGTGTTGCACTGCATCAGACAAACATCAGAGCCGATAAATCGCCGCATTGCACGATCGACATCGTAGATATCTGAGGCCCCACAGGCTATAAATACAGGCTTGCCATTTTCTGCAATTTTATCTATAAGTCGAAGATATGTAATGTCCCCGCTGCCGATCTTAAAAGCATTCACATAAGGATCAAGATGATCTACACACTCCAGATCATACGGCGTAGACATAAACTCAATACCAATCTGGTCACAATATCTCTTAAGGATTGACGTCCATTCCCACGGCACGCTCAAACGCCGGAAGGCATCTACAACATCCTCTCTCCATCCGGCTTGATGTGCTAATTTGCCGACTTCAGCAAACCCACGCTCGGATACGATATGCTCTGCGCGAAAATGTTGAAATTTGGCACAATCTGCGCCCGCCTTTTTGGCCAATTCACAGAGATCTAATGCTCGATTTATATCTCCATCATGATTAGCAGAAATATCAGCGATAAAATATGTGGGATGGTTATCGCCTACAAATCTATTCCCTACTTTGAATTCAGCCATTCTAATGCCTCTTTTTTGTATGAATTCAATACGGCGCCCACAGCGGCCAGTTCAAGCAGCGCTAGTCCAGAAATGAGACCGCTTCTTACAGATGCTGGAAAATCCGTGTGCCATATGGCCCAATCAAAGGACACGGCACACAGTAATGCTGCCAGCAGAACGAAACTCCAAACCGCAAACATCGCCCATCCAACAATCGCCCTGTTCTTTGCCATTCTTGTCTCCATTACAAACTTAGTAAACTCGTCTTCTTCAATTTCTTCTTTTGTTGTAGATCTCCAAGCGCTTGCCGCAGCAGCATACGACTGCCACACTTGCGATGAGACTGCTGACGAAGAGGCTGGGTTGGAAGCCATTATAGCATTCAAGCGATTGATATAATTTTGCAGTGTTTGCTGATTTGTGGGGCTTGATGCTATTGCTGGCGCAAATCCATGACGCGGATCATTAGGCGGAGGTGTAGCTCCATGACATGCAGTAGCCAACTTTTTATCTACTTCGCTAGGATCACTTGGCATGTGCTATTTTCCTTACTGTACAGAATCTCTTTGTATCCTGCTTCCCGCAAAAGCTCTTCAAATTCCCACAGAGAATAGTAGTAAAGCTGCTCACTTTTGCTATTATCGATTCTGCCGTCATCAGCAATGAAGTATTTATCATGAGTCATAATACGCAAGTGATCATCCCACAACCAGCCGTGCAAATAATATCGCCAAGGGTCGCTCTCTGGCAGCAAATCCCACGTTCGAATATATTCGTCAGGAAGTACAGACAACATGCGTGCCACTTTTGGCGGCATTTTATATAACTCAAACAGGCCATAATCAGCCGTCTCGCGCATATACTTAAGGGTCTTTAATGGCGCTTCTATGCCCATAGGCCGGAAATAATTGAAGCATCCGGTTATACACACAGCCAAATCAGCATAAGGACTATGGTTACTTGTTAATACATTCTCAACCCGGAATCTGATGGGCCGTGTGTAGGACAAGCTGTTATACCAATCTTGTGCAAACTTTATACGGGACGCAGAAACGTCTATACCACAGCCTACGCTCAGCGATTCATCCAACGACATACCTATGAGCAATCGTCCATTTCCAGTTCCCACTTCTACAACACTAATTGGACGATTAAGAGGGTCTACTAGCCATCGATTAATAAAATTAATTTGTGGCTGTGTTTTACCCAAAAGAGCAGCCCTATAGGCCGATAGTTGCTGCAAACTGAAACTTCTAAGGTCCTCTACACCGTCGTACGGATTCATGAGCATCCTTTTAGATTATGTATTATGTATGCAATCGATACTGCAAAAGCTATAATTAGAAACATTACTCCAAAAACGCGATCTATATCGTCCAGTATCCATTTGACAAAATCGATTAAGGTTTTCATTTTCATTGGAGACTCTTCGTATGCCATAACACTACTCCCTTAAACCACGTAATCTCGCACGGCGCAAACACACGAAACGACCAATGTGTTTGTCCCGTATCATTGTTCACAGGTACAACAAACTTGCGATCATTAATTTGAACAACCACTTCATATAAAATCTTAGAAGTCGGCCGATCTCCCTCCACTGTATATGATGTATACCAAAGCGGAGAATTATAACCGTGCCCGCACATCCACTCTAGTGGATTAATAGACGGGTCATTAGTAAGCCGAATCTCTTCCAGCCAACCAAAAACAATCTGCCCACCACACCGTAGTGATGATTCGTATTCGGCTACAATTTTTGGATCATAACCTTTAGATTTAATGGAAACCAACCAACTTTGCGCCTTAGCCAGATTCGCCACTGCGATAGGACTCATTTGATCATCAGAGAATTTGCAATCCGGGGAGGGAACCAAGGCGCCCGTTGAAACCGCCAACGAGGTAGCACGACGGCTAGTACGACCCGAAGGGGGTAACCAGTGATCAATCTCCGGCACTTGATCGAGCACGCCATTGCTCCTACGCGGAGCTGACAGTCCGGTTCCAACGGCTGACTGGCGCGCTCGGTCCAATGTCGGAGCTGTGGTACAGGCGAGAAGAAGGACTAAGAGCATGCTTGTTTTCATACGAAAATCCTGTAAGGAGCAGGTGATGTCCCCACTCCTTTTTAGGTTAGAAGGCTTTACTGTTATACATAGCGGTAGAGCCAATAAATTGCTGCTTCCATCCCCACTCATCTCGGACATATGCTCGAAAATCTTGGTAAGTGAGTACAATCTCCGAATCCACGCTCATTTCAACCATATCCAATACTGCATCATACTCTGCTGTATGATCCTGCGGCTCTACAAGACCAAGATATTGGTTAATTTTACGGCCAGCGCGGGCGTCTTCAAGGCTAGCGTCCAAAGCTTTGATTACAGCTTTACGATACCCTTCCAATGCGTCCTCAAAAATAGCACGATGTTTAGAACGATTCGCTGTCAAGCGGTCTAGCAATTCCTCTTTTTTAACCTTGACGTTTTCCATAATTATTTCTTCTTTCTAGAATGCCTCTCCACCTTAACCATTGCGGTCAATTCATCGTCATCCACACCAATCACCGGCAAACCTTTTCTAAAAGACTCTCCAGAATCTCTTTGGATATTTGGAGAATTATAAATAACTTGAATGGGCTGAAATACGATGAAATGCTGACTATCATCACTCTCTGCCAACGTTCGCACAGCTTCGATCGCCTCATCTAATGATGCGATTTTAGCACTACTTCCCTGACTATTAACATCACACATATCTTCTACTGTGTCTTCTCCTACAACAAGATACATACGTTATCCCTTCGTAGTTTTCGCCGCCGCTTTCATAATTGCGGGCTGCTGTGCCCGAGGAACGCCTTTCTTAAACCGATACTCTGCAAGCTGATCTACCTTCATCTTCTTGAGAGACGCTCGACCGACTTCAGCCTGCTTTTTTTTTGCCCCGCAGGCGTATACTTCACACGATCCCAACGATCCATAGGCAAGCGTTTCGATGACGTTGTAGCGTATCCGTAGTTATAAATCCCGGTAATAGCACGTCCCCACCCAACCCAACTACTCTGTCCACGATCACGGCGCTGGAGAGACATACCGCAAATCGTAGTTGGTGAATACTTCTTAAGCTTCTCGATTAGTATTTTGGTAACGGCTTCCGGGTATCGATGGAAGAATTGTGACATACCACCAATAGCCTCCGCCGAATACGCAGCATTATCGTCATATCCTTCGAATGCGGCCTGCAACGTGCCAAGCACAAGCTTCAAATGAGAAAGGCCGAAGTTGTCATACAGTTTGTAGAGAGAATTAACACTACGAATGGCCTTAGGATTGTGACTGTTGTCATGCGAGATAAGCAGGCCAAGCTCTTTAACCGTATGGCTAATAGTCTTCTCCCGTGTATTTCCGCCGATGAGATTCGCCTTAAAGCGATCAAACGTACTGACGTTGTGCTTTGTATTGAGCTGCACGAATAACCGGGCTTCCTCTTCATATGTCTTGTCGATAAAGACGAGCGCGGATAGTTCTGCCACGCCGATCTTCTGTGCGGCAAGCACACGGTGCTGACCATCAAGTACAGCGTATTCTCCGTTCTTTCGAAGATTGAGGATTACACATCCAGCAGCAGAATCATCCCACTTTGCAGCAATCTTATCAACGATATTCTGATTCACCCCGCCTTGATACTTATCAATCAACATTTCGCCTACAGGCACCCGAGCAGCAATCGTTTTCATCGTCGAAAGAGGTCTTAAGCTTGCGCATTACTTGACTCCTTGCTCCTATTAGACCGCAAATAAAGGTTAGTACGCATTAGTTTGCTATTTAACATTGCACGCGCTCTAACCGCCCGCGTACGCCATCCCGGTTCTTTATGCTGCTCAGATCCGTATTCTGTAAGCTGAGCATCGATCTGCTGAATACGCTCCACTAGATCAATTCGTGCCAATTCAGCTTCTTCGACATTACGATAGTCCATATACTTCTCCTAATTTAATGGGGCAGATTCGCGCATTTGAAGCTTTTCTTTCTTCGGAGCAAATTCTTTGAGCCGCTTAATCTCCTGCCGCTGACGATAAATCCGATGAGACAGCTTACCGGATTCCATATGGGCAACCCGCGCTTCCAGCCGCAACATCTTTTCACGCGTAGAGCCATTATCAGAAAGCAAACCAATAATCCATCCCATTGCAATTCCAATAATCAGACCACACAGAACTTCCAACATACCAATTCTCCTTATTTCAGTGCTGCCCAATCATACGCCGAGCTTCCCTTTGCCGCGATCGGCACAGACAGCTCCATAGATTGTGCAGCTTCATATACGACTCGTTGAATTACTTCGTCCTCAACGCCTTCTTGTGTCTCTAGAATCACTTCATCGTGTACGGTCAACAAAGGTTCACAATAAACTCCTTTCTCCCAATATTCCGGCAATACATTGTCCATAATTCGTTTGAGCCAGATTTTCAGCAAACCAGCAGCCGTCGACGTAACCGGCATATTAGCTGCCCACTTACGGGATTCTTCCCGGACACGATCAACACAGCTCCATACGCCCTGAACGTACCGACGACGGCCGAACAAATCTTCTACGTATCCAACAGATTCTGCCTGTGTATGGCAACGATCTATATAGTCTCTAACTCCGGGGTATGCTTCAAACCAATTGTTAATATAGTCAACACATTCATCTTTCGTGGTCGTAATGCCCAACAGTGCTAACTCACTATTCAACTTTCCAGCACCGCCGCCGTACATAATCAGAAAGTTGATTGTTTTACTAAGCAAGCGTTCCTGTGTAGTAATTAGCTCCATCGGCTTATTGTAAATTAAAGACGCAGTTGCTCTGTGGATATCTTTCCCGGTACAGAATACGTCGATCATATTTTGATCTTGGGAAAGATGCGCCGCAACGCGCAGCTCAATTTGGTCTAAATCCACAGAGACCAACCGGCATCCCGGTCGGGGGATAAATCCTTTACGTATGAGTCTTCCACGTTCTGAGCGTGTTGGCTGATTTTGTAGGTTTGGATCACGCGATGCCAACCGCCCCGTATGCGTAACATGGAGCAGAAATCGTGTATGAATCCAGCCATTAACATCCGCGTATCCCGGCAAAGTTTCAACATATGTGCCTAAAAGCTTAGATAATTCACGGTAATCGGTGATAATATCAACGGCTTCTCTAACGTCAGCGCGTCTAACATTCTTAATCTTCAGCGTTTCTAGCGTCTTTTCATCGGTAGAGCGCTTTCCGTGAAGTGTCTTAACCTTCAGAATGTCGTATATAAACTCGGCGGTTTGTAGTGGCGAAGCAGGATTAATTGGCTTACCAGCCAATATAGTCAACTTCTTGCTCAACTCTTCCTGCTCACCACGAAACTGTACTTCTAAATTCTTAAAATGCTCTTTGTCAATCAATATGCCATTACGCTGCATACGATCGATAATAGGAATGATCCCCTTATCGATCTGATATACGTTCCACAAACCTTCCCGCCTAACAATCGGCGCCAGTTTATTGAACGTTCGCAGTGTAATATCTGCGTCTGCCGCTGAGTAATTCACCGCTGTTTCAAGTGGCACATCATCCAGCGTAACCTCCCTCATTCGCCCGATGTGATCTTCAACAGTCGAGCGAAGTGTGTTGTCAATCGATGTCCATCCTTCTCTAAGCCCAGTTCCACGTTCAAGTAACCCGCGTACGATTCGACCAATACTTCTAGGCTTAGTGACTCGCCCAACTCCATTGTTGTCGAAGACGAGTTTTGGAGCCGGGAGTGGCCACCCTGTTCCATCTCCTCCACATACGGAGCATTTTTGAGATTTAAGTTTGGCTGGTTGTCGTTTGTAGGGGACAAGCTCTTCTCCTGTTCCGCTACATAGGATGCATATGTTTTTGAGAACGAGTTGGAGATATTCTCGACAGATTTTCTCTTCGGCTTCTTTGACGACGTTTTCATAGTGCGGTTGTTTTATCCCAAATAGTTTAAACGCTAACGGCTTCAATCCTCGGGGTAAGTGAGGCAGCAGATATGCCAAAAGCATCGTATCTTCAACACGATCAAGAGGAACAGGCGTATGTAACGCTTCCAATACCGGTATATCGTATAAGGCATTGTGCATTACGACTCGTTCCCGGAACGCCTGTCTTATGGCATCTTTGGCGGGACTGTCCTCACTCCCCCGAAGAACAAACGCGCGCCCCTCCTCAGCGCTGATTGAAAGACCCCACGGCTGCGAAACAGAACCTTCCGTATCCACCGCCACTAGGGCCGGTTGACCAAGTGAGAAATTGTCGTCAACCTCACTATAGTGTAGTACGCCTTGCGGCTCATAGCAAGAAATTTCACCACGGATCAGACGACCGACTTGCTGAAAATCCCAGAAAATCTGCTGATAATAACGTTCTGCCTGATGTAATCCTGCTGCCGGGTGTAAGCACACAATCATTCGCTTATCAGGATATCGTGGACAGATCATCGGTACACCATGAATCTCGTCCATATTCACATCATCCCAATTTCCAGCACGAATATCTTTTACCCACTGTGTGAACGAATCACCATCAGACAGCAACCAGCGTGCGGCAACCTTGCCCACTGCAATAATGATCTCTGGGTCACAGACCATTATTTCGGCCATCAGCTCTTCTTCATCACGCTGAATGTCAATTTCGGTCGGATCAGAGTCGTCTTCATCTGTACGATATTTGACTACATTAGTGATCGCAAAGTCCGACCGGCGCATTTTCGCAGCGCGTTTGAGATATACCCATTCAAGATCAGCTCCAGCGGCGCCCTGAAACGGGATACCGCTATTCGCCTCTACTTTTCCGGGTCCTTCCCCAATAATTAGATACTTACAGGGAAGCTTTCCCCAAATTGGAACCTTACGACCAATCATCTACAATCCCTGCCTTTTTGCGAACCTGTCTAACAAAAACCGTTAATTCATCTTCAACAAATTCCCAATACTGACGCCGATACGCAACTTCAGGCGAATCTATCACAACTACATCCCCGATCTGATAATGATGATGCTCATATCCTACTGCTAACACCCTACCTTTTGCATTTTTAGTTTTATCCGACGGAATCTCGGTTATTCTGAACTCCGCACCAGCCTCAGCTCTCCCAAGCCAACGAATAACATCCTCAACTTGGAGCTTCCTATTGTTATCCTGCATCCTTTACTCCGATAATTCTAGTAGTACAGCTCTCGCTTCTTTCGCGCGTGTAGACTCCGTGCGAATCATAAGGCCGTCTGATACTACACGAACGCATCTCTGCGCTGTAGAGGGTTTAATTTTAACGGGAGAGTAATTCAGACAGAATTGGCAATCATTTGATGATACCGGAAAGCGCCAATTTGGACGACTTTCGCCGCAAGTAAAGCAGCGTCTATGGGGTTCTTCACATCCGCAGAATTCACATGCACCATTCGCGCAAAATACGTGGTAGAGCAACTCACACGTACAAGAGGTGCATACAACGCCGTTATCAGCCTCGACAGCGACATAACAAATCGCCAGCTCGATAAAGATGTCTAATAGCGGATCGTATCCTAAGGCTCTCTCAGAGATTTGTATATCTTCTGCGCCTTGGTCTTCCCAACACCCGGAATTTCCGTCCATGCTGATATCTCCGCATTCACCATATCTACAATCGTGGGGAAATGAGCAGCAACACGCTTACTCAATTCATCACCAATTCCGGGAATCGAGGCCGCTATGAGCCTCTTTGTAGATGGTTTGTGGAGAAGTGTAGGCTGCTGTGACTTATCCAGCCTAAATGCCGACGAATGCTTTTCATAGTCCTTACCCCACAAATGATACAGATTGAGAATCATTGAGGCAGACTCAGAACGATCTATAGAACGTTTGATAACAATTCGCCCGACTTCAGCGATGGAGTTTAGCCAGTTATCAAACGCTCGATAGGTTGTTTGAGAGAATGACGACCATAACGGCTTGCCATCTTTCCACGTCCGGAACTGTAGAATACCATTAGAACTCTCACCATACTCTCCTTCTATAAGAATGTACACCCGCTTATAGATTTGGGACATCTTCGGAAGCTGTTCGCCGGTGAGCCGCCCATCATGCATACACTGTAGCGCTTCTTTAGCCGTCTTATACTCTATACCAATAGGCATCGTAAACGGCCCCTCTGGTCCGCAGCCGAAAAACGCCGCATCGCCAGCATCTAGTGTGGTACGTTTACAAATATCTGGAGGGAGAAGAGGGATTAAACCCTTCGATCCCGCTCTACCATCAATTAGGAGCAATTTGCTTCCTCTCTGGTTTGCCACACAAAAGCTTCAGAATCGTCCATCCAACGTGGATCATCCAAGGAGCGCAATTGGTATTCTACCATCCGACTAAAAGGGGTGTCTTCTAAAACTAAGCGAGCTATCAAGTACTTCCTGTCTTCCTCTATTTGCACTATCCTCCACCTAGTTCCTGATGGGGTCCATATAATTGTATCTCCTACTTCATACGACATTTCGCTTTCCTCCGCGCTGACTTTACAAACTCTCCAAAATCGTCTAGTTCGACAAAACCTTCATCTATTGTCGGACTCCTAATAAGCTCTCCCCTCCGATACGTAACTGATCCTTCGTACTCTCTTTTATTTCTTCCGGGTCTCAAGCACTTCAATGTCCAATTATTAAACTCGTCTTTACCTACAATTTCCCATTTGGAATTATATGCACAAGCCCTCTTCCATTGATAAACGTCCCCAATCTCCGGCATACCTCATTCTCCGATTCCTGCCTTAGCTCTAACTTCGTGCACAAATTCTTCTAGCTCGTCTACAAGCTCCCATTGCTCACTAGGCCATTGGACCCTAGTCTGAACACCTACTTTATCCTTATATTCCTCACTATTTCCCGCTGAAACCAGAGTTCCCATACATCCGAAACCAGTTATAGCAGTCAAATCTATATCCCATACTGTAGTATGAGCAGAACGCCTCCCTGCCCTATTCGGCTGCGGAACCATCCATCTATATAACATACCTACAACCTCGCTACATTCACTACGTACTTTCCATTGATCACTGTATAATCCACAAACACACTATCCTGTTTCTTTATAGCCTCAAAGGCCGCATTCTGCGTATCCTTACCCTGAAAATACCACGTACGATTATTTGCGTCTAATACTTCGATCGTATCGTTGTTATTATCAGCCCCACGAATATCCATAACCTGTATGACATCCGATCCTGTAGGATTCTGCTTAGGAATCAGGATATTCTTTGCGTCCGCGAAGGCCGAAGTTCGAGCATTAGGAATCGTCTCAACTTCGGTCTCGTCCAGCTCGCCAAGACCACAAAGATGGAGAATCGTTCTCCGCGTCGCTTTTGTCACGGCTTTAAGGCGAGCATTGCCGAGCATATCGCCCGAAAGCCCCTCGATTTTCGCGTAGCCTTCATCCTCATGCTGCCGTCCGTCCGGATACCACGCGCGAACTTTGACGATCAGCAACCCACTCCATTCACGCTCTTCGGTCACTGCTGTACTAATTTTGTGAATCGCACGAAGCTGAGCCGCACACGCCTTATTCGCATATAGCACTTTTTTACCTTGCAGCGTAAGAACATCGAATGGCTTGGACGCGGGATCAAGACCCATAGACTGACAACGATATACATAATAACTGGTCAGATCGCTTTGAGAGAGCTTTGACAGATCACCGTTAAGAATAACGGAATTAATCACATCCTGAGAAATATACGGACGCGTTCTCTGCACAACGTCTTCCAACGGGTCAGGCTCATCGCCAATAATTTCCGGCTCAATTGGTTGGATCAGATTTGCTGGAGGTGTTGGAAGCTGCCGTTTCGTTGTTGCCATTATTTTCTTTCTCCCGCTCTTCTCTTAGTGCTTTACGTCGTGTGTTAATTTTATCCACAACTTCCGGGTAAAGCTCCGCCGCAATCTCTGCAATATCAGCCATAATAGAAATCGCTTTAGGAAGCTCTGTAACGAGTATATTATTAATCTGGATTGCCGCTCTAGCAGAAGCGACAGTCGAATTCATCCAATTTGTACATCCACAACGCACACAAGACTTATCGCTATGTGGACTATGCTCACACACCACACAAATCGCTTCCATTTTCTTCTCTTACCTCTCTTACCCAGTCAGCAAAATCATCCTCTAAGATCCAGTTTTCTGGATACAAAGGTTGTGCTGAAAAACGCAATCCTACCCGCCAATGACATTCTTTATTACTCTGTACACACCTAATAGTTGCGCCTTCAGATTCACTAATCGATTCTACTCTCCACATAGAACCGTCTTCTCTGTAAGATAAAAGGTCCCCAACTACTGGTCGACTAGTTAACATAAACTCACCAAAATTCCTTTGATTCCCGCTGTAACCCTTGTTGCACATCTAATCCGGCCTTACGCACACGATCCAAATAATTCTGCACGAAAGCAAATTCAGTCATTGGGATATCGCCGTAGCAAATAATCGTGACCATCGCTGTATTCTGAGTGCCTTCGTTAGCTTCAATCGCAATGTGAAATTCGTTCGCTTTATTAATTAGGTATTCTGCGGCAATTTCGGCAGCAGTTTCCGTAGGATATACAACTCGTATACCGTTTGCTCCCTGCCAGATGATTACTGAATTACCGTCTGCTTCTGCCTCATATAGTTTTCTTTGCGCCATCCACCCCTCCCTCCCGAACTTTTAAAACGAATTCCACTAAAGGATCTGTGTACTCCCAATATTCACCTACTTCATTGAAGAATTCTCTAACCATATCACTGCACTTTGGACAAGTATCTACCAAATTACGACAACCAAACTTATCCACATGAGTCCATTCTCGTTCACACAAGTCACAATAATGCAACCTATTGCCCCTCATACCCCAGCCTCATCACGGACATCAACAACCCACAGCGAAAACTCATCTAAAGAAATATTCAAGCGTCTACGCTCTTCGTCTGTGAGTCCCAAATTCAAGATGTCAGAAACTTTGCGCGCAGCCTGCACGCTTATACTTTCCTGTCAGCCCCAACCCGTATAATCGCACCCAGCGGAAATAGACAAATAGCGCCCGTCAGCAAGCTTAAACACTCCTACCCAGTCAGCTCCGTCATTTTCGCCTTCAACCAACGCAAGAATTTCGGTAACGTCCTGCAAGTAGATAAGAGCATTTACAGCTTTAGGGTCCTCTCCGAGCACAGGTTTAGGATACCCCGCATTCTCAAATATATACTTCCAGTCATAGCTTTCTAGGAAATCAGAAGGAGTCAATTCTTTAGTAAACAAACTTGTATCCATTACGCGGTACTCCCAACTAGAATCCTACGTTCCTGCATATGCTGCCAGTGATCCCGGATATTCTGCCAATTCTGTCGGACTTCTTCTTCTGTCCATTGTACACAAATTGGATTGATTACGTTGTCGGAAACATGCCACACGCGGAATACGGCCTTAGTCATACCAAAAATTGCAGCATATGAACACGCCTGCCACAGCCATTCTGGGCGTCGTGCTTGTATATCAAACCCACGATAGCGCATCGCCGTAGCCTTCCATTCTTCGACGTGGAATTCTTGCGGATTGATCGCATCCGGGGTCATATAGATGCCGTCTAGTTGGCATTCCCCGGGACGGATTAGCGCGCTAGGCAGCTCGGCAACGCCAGCGGCAAAATGCTTGCTAGCGGATTCCTCGATGTTGTGCCGGGTCCATTCTTCGGTATCGCAGAACTCCTTAACCATTCGCTCCCATAGAAATCCACGTTCATATAGCAAATGCTGTTCTTCAGGAGTGAATTGCTTGCCTTTAACTTTCCGCTCAATCCCGGCGGTTATCAAGCGATCTTTGATAATTGAGGAAAGATGAATGCCCTTTGATCGGGCGGCATCACGTTCTACAGACAGCGATATCGATTTAACGTCAAAAGGAATCTGTGTAATTACCGGCATAATTCTATGATTTTACCAGTAATTAGCATATATTACAAGTTAGAATCTCAAACCGTTGGATAAGAGGGAAGAGAGCTTATCCAACGAATCAAACTCTAGCTACTCAGGCACAGCACAATTAAAATAGTACTTCTGATCCTTCGTAAACACCGTACCCTTCTTGGTCAGATGATGCAGCGAAAGACCAATCTGACTAGCTTTCATCTTCAGCCGTTCCGCAAGCTCCGCAATCGTCCACCCGTCACTGCCCTCCTGCAACACGGGGATGATTACATCGCTGATGCTTCCTGCATGCTTCTTAGTTGGAACCGTACGCGCTGCCGGAGTACCACTAACCAAGTTATTGATCTCGCTAACGATTTCCTCCTTTTGCGTCTGAAGATCCGCAATACGAGTATTCACTGAATCCAGTTTATTACCAAGTCGTGCAAGTCGTTCGCCATAGGTTGCCATGCTTTATTCCTTTCCTAATCTACCAATAGATCTTTGATTATTCGCTGCGCTTTACAGTCTATACATTCCCGCTTGGATCTATATATCAGACGGCCAGTGGACGGCCACGCTCTAAATATTTGTGGATATTTCCACTCACCAGTCCAATCACGACCACAGGCGCAGCAGTGCCAGACTTCCAACCACTTACTGCTTAAGTGAGACAGTTTCTCCATCGAACTGGAATTGCGGGTTGCTATTCACGATACTGGTAAGCTGCTCCTTATCCCAGAGAGCGTAGGTGATCGGCTGCCGGAAATCTTTGTCAGTTCCTTTGCCAATCGACTCAAAGTAGCCATTCAACTTTGCCGGAATCTGATTACGAGTCAGGGAATTGTTGTTTTCCATAAGGATCGAGGTCAGCGCCTGAGTAGCGGCGTCAACAACGCTCGACTCGACGGCGGGAGTCTGCGGCGGCTGATAGCTACCGGTCATGACGGCTTCGGTCGATTCGATGCGGCTCGCCTCACGTTCGGCACGGCGGCGGAGAGTCTCTTCGAGCGCGGCTTCCCACCCTTCCGGGTGATGCTTTTTTGGATAGATTTTGCGCGCCGATCCCTGAGAATGTGGATTCTGATCCATTGTCATAAAGAACGTCTCATTCTCAAAGACAGAGATATCATCCGTGATTCGTTCGCTCGGGAATCCGGCTTCGTTAATAGCTTTCTGGAGGAAGTAATGTGCGTCAGACTTGCTGCTAATAATCTTAGTCAGGCGCTTTCCGTCTTCAGAGACAATGCCGTCTTCCCATGGAATCCCGGTTGACCACATCCGCTCAAACGTGTTCCCTTTGGTCGTTCCCATCGTCCACTGAATAGCGACTTTAGGATTTGCGCCTTCATATTCACGTTTGGCATACCGAGATGTTTTAACATTAACTAGTGCTGCAAATTCTTGGTTGTTTGTAAAACTGCTCTTTGGCTGCGAGGCGGGGTTGATGTTCACATACTTTGACATATCGCTCCTTGCTGTAGTTGAGATTCTATCTATTCTAACTCAACTGAAGCAGGCGTGTCAACAATTCCAGCGACTTTTCGTGTCTCTTGTACAAAGGAAACAAACTCGTCCTCATACCACCAAAACTTGGCATCCAAAGCCCACTCATGTGGATTACACGCGGGGCAGTCCTGCGTAAAACGCATTAGGGGTCGCTTCGGAGCCTCACATCCCACGTGTCCGTACCAACCATGTTTAGAGCAATTATGACGGCAATCTTTAGACGACATTTGCGGCCCTTCGTACAGCTTTTACGAACGTTGTAAGCTCGTCTTCCTCAAAGAAAAAGCCCAGCCTAAATCGTGGCTCGCACTCATTACAAGGCTGAGATATGCCTAAGGTAGACCGAAGACTAACGCAGCAGTTGGAATGCCCCCACCAACGATCACATAGACCGCACCAATGCTTAGCTATTTGCTCCTGCTTCTCTTCAACGGCCATACTCCCTCCGCTTTTGTCCATTCTTTCCGAGAATCATGAATTTCTGTGCGAGCAATATAAACCTGTATACACTGCGGGCAGAAATCGCTTCTATAATTTATGTTGTGTATAGGACAGCGTTTGCCGTAAAGCCAGCTAATCAAGGATCTCATTTAAAGCCTTCTCAGAAGTTTTTCGGCAAGTCTTAACGAAAACTGTAAAATCATCCTCGACATAGGACCAACCCGGTGTTCCTCGATCGTCGCATTTAGGACAAATGCGTAGACCACTATCCTTATGCCGCAAAGAGCAGCCCTCGTGCGTCCACTCATTTCCGCACAATTCACAGTCGTGGTATACACTCGCCATACGCTACCCCTCTATATCCATTAGCTCGAAGATTTCATAGAAGCTCTTATCTACCGCCTCATCAAGCATATCTCTTGTCCAATGTTTATTAGGCTGCAAATCCCCGTGTTCTAGCGCGCCCTTCTTAAACTTATCAATGAATATAATAAGCGCGCGCTTATGCCGGGGTGAAAGGTCACCGACATAGACGTAATCAGGATTAGACATTTGCGGCCTTTCGTGTTTCGCGGACAAACTTAGTTAGTTCGTCTTCTACGTACTCCCAAAAGCCTCCGCCTACAATAGCAGCCACATCAAGGCGTTCATAATCCGAATCTGCACACTCAGGACAAGTAAGGTTTGGAGATGTATTGTCGCATAAAGGATGTGTCCACTCCAAACGGCATTTATAGCACAGATGGCTCATACTTTTAATGCCTCTCTAGTCTTACGCACAAATCGGGTTAGTTCATCTTCAGTGTATTCCCACCAACCACCGCGCAGCATAACTAGTGCGTCTATGTCATACAATTCTTCCTGTGACACAGCACATTCGGGGCAAGCAGTATCCTCTTCCAGAGGTGAAGTTATACACCCACTATGCGTCCATTCAGACTTACATTTTGGGCACATATGACTCATACCAACCCCGCTTCTTTGCGTGTTTTCCGTACGTAGACTTCAAAATCGTCAACATAGTACCACAGGTCGCTAGAAGCTTCTGTAAGTACACATGACGGACATGGTAAAGGACTCCCATCAGAACGAAAACCCTGATCTAGTGTATGATTATGCTCCCAACGTTTACCACAAAACACACATTCATGTGCAATAAGCATATCAAAGCCTTTCTGCCGGAGTGGGCAGTTCTGTAACCCTAACAACCGCTGAGCGTATCCAATCGGGGAGCATGTTCTTATGTTGGCCCAGATAAGCGCCAAACGCTTTATCCGTAATCAAACATTCATTTCTATCGTCTTTAGAGCGCATAGCACGGCCGATTGATTGCACTAGTTTTAATCCCGCATCGTACCATCCATAATCCGGATTATCTTCACTGCGAGCTTTGTGTAGAGGGTCTGTGATATCTGCAAAGGGGATCTTAGGAATAATCGTATATTCGGCTAATGTTCCCGGCAAATCAATCCCCGTCATCCAATTCGGGCCAACGAGAATTGCGGGGTCAGGAGCAGCTTTAAATCGCTGAAGTGTTAACGTAGACGCTGATGAAGCGGCGGATGAACTAGCAATCATGAGATTTGCATACCGGGAGTATTTTAATAGCAGCTCAGTGCGGGCATAAGATACTGTATGTATTATCCCCTTACGATCTAACCGCTGTGAGATAAAATCGTCTACTTCTTTCACCCATTGGCGCTCTTCGTCCTCTGACATCCCATACTTCATTTTAATTACAGGATAATAGTATATAGGACGCCGCTCAATTGGGAATGTAGATGGATAATTATAGAAATCCATATCCTGATCTAATATCCCAAGAAGCCGGAGCGTATTCGGCACCATCGTAGAAGAAGCACAGATTACTTTAGCCGCATTCGTGAATAATAAAGGCTCGGCATACTCATGCACCCAAATCGGCTGAAATAGTATATGCTGCTTCTCGGGGAACACACGCCATTCCGACGACATCATACGCAACCGCGAAAGATGGCTCTCTACGGACTGCAAAGTACGCAGCTTAACTAATTTCTTTCTCTTTCCACGCGCAATCTCTCGCTTCTCCAACCGCACAGCAGCACGGATTAGCGGTAGCTCACGATTCGCCCAATGAACCCACATAGCTATATTCGTATTTGTAGGCATCTTGGATGTAGTGAGATTGCCATAACATCGCGGAAACTTAACTGCCAACATACGAGTTAGCCATTGTTCCATCGTATGGCATTCGTCAGCGCATATGATATCGAACTGTCCCCAACCTTCGGTAAACATATTGGCGGATATCCACGCCGCATAATTAGTGACTACCAACTTCTTATACTTTGCAGCATTAATCTTATCGTAGTAAGTACATCCTCTAAGTCTAAGGCTGCATTCATCGCCGAAATGACACGGTCCTTCAGCCACAGACTTAGCTGGTGTACCATCGTAGAATTCGCCGCCGACGTCCATCGCCTTACAGCGATAGTTACTTTTTCCGCGAATATCCAAAATGTCCAAATATTTGAACTGTTCCGCATACTGTTTTTGCAACTCCTTCGACTCGGTCAGGATCAAGGCCCGCCCGCCCGATGCGAGCGCCGCCCCAACGAGGGAGATCGACTTGCCACCGCCCGTGGGCACGCAATGCGCCGAAAAGCGCCTCGCCGAAGACAGCGACCGCGCGATGACGTCAAACTGCCCTTCCCGCCATGCATCAACCAACAGACCGAGATCATTAGGAGTTGTCAACGATTCCTGCCTTCTTTCTCGTAAAAGAAACAAACGCTGTTAGTTCGTCATCTACATAATTCCAGCTAGAGCTAAGCAGCTTTTCTTGTGTGGGCTGTCCTTCTGGAATATCAGCATAACAAAGCGGACACGGGAAAGGATACCCACCTCTTGAGCATCCACCTACAGTGCAATCGTCGAACTTCCACTCTCTTCCACACACTCCACAAACATGAAATTGACTCATACTCCCGCCTTTATCCTAGTATCCTTTACCCATTGAATAAACGGATCGTACTCCTGACATTCTGTTTCTTGATCAAGATCGGCAGTCCAGAAGATGTGATCAGGTTGATATGGATACTCAGGATCAACCGTTGGGTCCCCACAATCTGGACAAACAACTCTAATAAATATCGCCTGATCAAACAGAAATAGGCCATTAGAATACCATGGTCTACGGCATTTAGGGCACTTATACCCAAAGCCTAACTTATACTTTTTCATCGTCGTCGCCGCCATTTGCTACATAGATACTATCGTGTAATACAATCACATGCACCCTACCGCGTTGTTTAACTTTTCTATTCGAATCAAAGAACGCATGTGGCAGAGACTCAAACAGCTTTTGCGGAATCGTATCAAACGGATATTCGCTATCTGCCCATTCCGGAATAATACTATCCTTCGGAATCTGCGTAGCCGCGTTCGCTGGCACGTGCATAGCCAATCCATACCAAATTCGCCGCTCGCACGAAGAACATGTTAGGCCTATTGTTGCCGGACGGATGGTTGTTTCATTTATATGCGCGCAATAGATACACGACCAATAAAGGACGCCATTGAATTGCACGCGAGGATAATAAATAGGTAGCATATTACGAATTCAGTTTTCCCTAAACAATCCGCTCAAGAATCATGCACTGATATCGTTCAGCTTGCTCCTTAGTAGTCCATTTCCATCGCTCGCCAGTCAAACTGCATGTACCATTACGGCAAACCAGTTCTCTACAGATAGTACACAGCTTACTAGTGCTGTCCCAAAGATCAGAGCTACACAAGCAAACGTGTCCCTCTAATTCAGCAAACACACGACTAACCTTTTGCTGTTCTTCTTTAGTGTGTTTAGATGTGCTCATTGGGAAGATTCTCCGGTTACCCTGCATGGTCTATCTTGCGTATCCCACCCGCATCCGCCCTTATAACAAACAGGACATAAAAGCCCAGCGGATTGAGATACACATACGCACTCTTCATTGTGATATAGAAATGTTAGGATTTTGTCTGCTTTTTCCCGCTCTTCTTCGCTTTTTCTTGACACTCTTTCACCCAATATTCAAAATCATCCACTAACTCCCAACCTTCCCCATATCCATTCTGTTTGTCTGTCCTGAAACAATCTTTGTATCCAATTTTATATTCTGAATCATACTTTACTTTAGACGCAAGGTGTTCTGGAGAACGCTCAACGACTGTGTAATAGGCAATCGAACCCCGCACACAATCTACCCGAACAATCATGCGGTAGTAGCTACTACAAGGACTACCTCGCATCCATCTATAGTATTGTCCCTTTTTCGACACCATAGTTTACCATTCCTGCAAACGAACTTTCGCGATTAGCTGGCCAACGCGGCGCTTTAGCTTCTTCTCTTCAGGCGTATTTTCCGGCAACTCGTCATAAAGTATCAATTCGACAATATCCGAGTAAGGGATAAAATCACGCTTGTTAGTAGCTCGTGCGAAGAGAATGTGTAGAGTATCATTGCTGGTTTGCTGAACTACGCCAATAGAGTACGTCGCAAGGCGCTCAGACGCAGTAGTGTTATAGCTATACACTGTGTCATAAACCTTGACAACTGTCCCCGGCAAAAACACATCCGCTAATCGCTCCTCCAAACTAATCTGAAGTCTTTTGGAATCTCTTTTTGCAGCCGTAAAGACAGGATCTCCAACAAGCCTCGCGTAATACTCCTCTCTAAGTTCAGATTCCCGCTTTTGCATTCGCTTCTCTGCGGCTTTACATGCACTTTGCAATTCCAGCAGTAGCGCTGTGATCTCTTCCGCCGGGGTCATACACTTACTCCTCGTTTACACGTTTCGTAGTAGTCGTGATATTTGATATTATTTTTATAGTCGCAAGACGATTAGAGATAATCTTTGCAGCAGTGACGATAGCATGACCCAAGATCACGCAACCGCTTATAAAGCATAATCCTAAAGGAAGCATAGCATTACTCCTCTATCTTTACAGTCTCGCCGTATGGTCCGACGATATCCGTTGACGCAACCCACAGCACGGGATAGCTCGGGTCTGCGGGCCATTCGCCAAACAGCTCCATATCCGTAAGCACGATCCCTACTTGCGGCGTGATGCCCGTTTCTTTGGCAAACCAATCAAAGCATTCCGTGAATACAGTACCACCACCCGCAC